AAGATCGACCACTTGTGACGCCCTCTCCGTCGAGAGGGAACCGCCCGGCCAATTATAGGTCACTTCGCAACGAGCGTGATATTTTTTTCTAGCGTCACACCCGGAATGCTCAAGTCATTTCTGAGCGCACGGGCCAGCGTGTTTAGTGTCGGCATCGAGGCTTCGACCATGGACAGGCTGCATTGTGGAGTCGGCAGAAAGGTCTCGGTCAGGAACGTGCGCGTCTCCGCAGTGATTGCGTAGTCGCTGACCATGATCTGCGCTGCGATTCCCAGCACGAGATCGCGCAGGTTCTCGACAGTCGCGCCGTAGGTTGTGCGCTGCTGCACTCCAACCGCGAGCGTGGTATCCATCACCACTGGCACTGGCATGACCAGCGTGGGCGACTGTTCGATCATGTCCGCTTGTGCATGTAGTGCCACCGAAGCCGCGTCTGATGTCTGCGCGGCATCCGCAAGCTGCCTGACGATCTGAGCCTGTCGAGCCTGTTCAGCCCGTGCGATGCGTTCTGCTGACAGCCGCGCCTCCATCTCCATCAACTGCCGCTTTTTATCCTGCAATGCTGTGTAATCCACAATGCGTTGCATAACCGTCCGTTCAGCAACCGCGAGTGGATCAAGCAAGGCTTTCTGTTGCGCGTCCAGTGTGCGCTTGGCAGTAGCGAGTGGGCTTTTCGCGTCTTTGTAAATGCCATCAATCCATCGCCGCAGTTTCTGAATACGAGCGAGGAACTCTGATGCCTCAACGCTCTCCTCTGCTGTGGTGATGGTGTAGAACTCAGCCAGCGCGATCAGTTCCTTAGTCTGGCTAGATAGCTCAGGATTCGGCTTCAGGTTCAGCGTCATTGTGTCGGTCATTGTGTCCCCTGCTGATCAAATCGGATGCGGTCAAGTAGTCGGTTGAATTGCTGTATTCCACAGTCTGTGGAATGCGTCCATCCTTCCTCAGATGCACGACAATGCGCCGTCGAATCATGTGCGGCAGATCGTCATAGAGCAAATCGTAGAGCGCGAGTTGTATCCCGTGCCATGGTGCAGGGCCGCCGGTCTTGAAATCTATGATGACTGGCTTGCCGTTGATGGTGCCGACACGATCTGCTGTGCCAGCGAAGTCGTAACGCTCTGAATACCGTGGTTCTTCCATCGATGTCCAGACAGGTTCTACCAGTGTGCGCCATTGCGCGTAGCTATCAAGATAGAGCGCCACCTCGTTGTCCATCTGCATCGCGTTCCCGAGGTCAAGATCCAGACACGCTCGATGCACTCGCGTTCCACGGTCTGCGGCTTCTGGAGAGTAGAAGGCAGCGGCAGAGCCAAGTAGCCCTGCCGCCTTGATCAATCCGGTGACGCTCCGCACCTGACGAGTGCCATGCATGTATCGATGCGTGGCCTCGTCAAAGAGGAACGTGCTAGAAGGGGACATCTTCCAGTGACACCGTAACTGCGTCAGCCTGTCCACCGGCCTCGACCCACGCGATGAGCGCCTCGTAGTCTTGCCGCTTGATCTCGCTCGTAGACTCAACGCCGCTCAGTGCCAGATGTCCCTTGATCGCGTTAGAAGTCACGCCACGATTCTTGGCGATTGCGAACAGCCGCTTCTGCTGCGCCTCAGAGATCGGCCTGATGTCGCCAGCGCTCGACGGGTAGACTTTTTTGGTCGTGCCGTCCTCGACAGTGACGCGCTCGATTGGGAATCCTGCCGCTTCAATGTCCCTCACCACCTGCCTCACTGGTGCAGCCATGCCAGCGTATTGCGGTTCTGGCGATGACAAGTCCGCGTCGTTATCACCTTCGGTCGGAATGCAGAACGTCTGGAAGCAAGCGTACTTGAAGGCTGCACTCATCGCCTTGTTCGTGGCCTTGTCACCAGAGTCCATCGCCTCGCCAAACATTTTCACAGTGTGCGTCGTTGAATCAGTCGCTGAGACAAAATCAAATTCCGCTTCGACCACCACCGCGAATAAGATGCCGCCTTTAGCCGTCTGTTTCTCTGTCTGCGTCCGCGTGAGCATGCGCGGCATAATCACGAGCCGGTGCTTCGCAATCAGCGGGGCGAGTGCGTTGTAGACGTCATCGATGCCGCGAAATTTATATCCCTGCGCCGCGTTGTTGTGCGTCTTGGCGATGCCGGTCTGCGCGATCTCTTCACTCACTGCCGCGATGCATTCGTAGACTGTCATTGTGTGATCCTCGTTAGCTGTTAATCGGTTTTGCTGTGACGTCGCCGCGCACGAGTCCCTCGATGTAGTCCGGTCGGCTCATGCCCTGCGCCAGTGCTTGCTGGTCGAGATGTTCACGCGCTGCATCTGTCAGTGAAATGTTCATCGCCTTGTTCCGGTTCTTCGGCACATACCTCGCTGGCCGTCCTTGCGCTCGTCCTGTTCGCATATTCTCCTCCTCTACATACCATATCATATTCTGGCAGTAGTGTTCCCATGAAGGTGGGCCGGTTGGCTGTCCCGGCCTTTCGGACTATTCCGGCAGTGAGACTCGGCGCGTCTGCGTCGTGACCAGTGCGCTGAGCGATGTCTGTATTGCACCGACCTGCTCACCGACTGCCGTGCGCAGCGCTGCGTTGCTCCGCAGGTCTGCCGGTGTCACACCGCTCAGCAGTCCGCGCATCTGGCTGAGCGTTTGGCTCAGTTGAGAATCGCCCATGACGTTCTTGACTTCAAACGTATTCAGGAATCCCAGCAGGTTTGACACCATGCTGTCGCGGAATATGCGCGGCTTGCCCTTCTCATCGAACCCTGCGAGACGCTCGTGCATGTATGTGACCATCGCGAGTGCAGCCTCGCGCAGCGTGGCCTTGATCTCTTCACCAACGCTGGCGCATTCGATCTTCACGCGCTGAACTTCGTCGGCGTAGACGCTGGCACTGATCGATTCAAGCTGGCTGCTTGCGCCCAGCGAGAGGTAGCGCCACGAGATCGAAAACATCTCACGTAGTGCATTGACGCTTGGGTAGTGCGCCTCAGAGAATTTGCTGCCGAGCGCAACCCGGTCGCCTTCGATGCGCTCAGGATAGACCGCCACGAGCGCCTCGACACGCTCTGCGAGGTCTTCTCGGCCCTGCTTGAGGATGGCATCAACCGCCTCGACTGACGCCAATGGGACGAGGTAGACGCCTCGCTTGAATAGACTCGGCAGCAGCAGCCCTCGCCGCGTGTCTACCAGTGACAGCCGCACTTCCGTGAACAGGCTGCGGATCGCGTCAGCCTCCGTGCACTGGAGAATTTTCGCGCTGAGCGTCAGCCGATTCTTGTCGGCGTCGATGTCCACGCCGGTCAACGAAACCTTGCGGCTCTGTCCGATGCTGCCGAAATTGATCGAGACTGCGAGGGTCTTGCTGAGAATGTCCGCGCTCGTGTCGTTCGTTTCGATTGTCATTGTCTGCTCCTTGGTGAGATTCAAATATACTATTTTATGTGGCCCATGTCTACTGAATTAGCAATCGTAAATTGGCCCACCTTGGCAGTTGCACTCCGACCCGCATCGACACCCACGAGCGCAGCAGGAGTCCGTGCAACTGCATCCACGCCGTGTGCTGCGGTGCGTGGACGCTCTGTGTGGAGTCTCTGCGACAGCGGCGAGTTGCGTACCATCCTCGCCCGTCCAGAGGATGCGCGACGCCACTGCGCGTGTCGTAGAGCCATCGCGCTTGGTCACGACGAGCGGAACACCGATGGTGATGCCAGTGCCGCGAATGCCCCACGCGCCGGTCTTGAGTTTCGAGAAGCTGAGTGCCATTTCTGTCTCCTGAAGTGTGGCCGGTTGGATGTCCCGGCCCGGGTGAATTAGCGGAGGTTGGCGGTTTCCAAGGCCTCGCAAGCTGCTTCCAGCGCGGCCAACGAAACAACCACTGCGTGGTTATACTGCGCCTCGGAATCTCGCTCGGACAGCGCCTCGCGGGCGGCGTTAAAAGTATCCAGCGCAAAGTCGTAAGCGGCGACGAGTGAGGCGGTCTGTGTCTGGTTCATGTTCGTGTCCTTGGTGGCTCCCGGTTCGTTGATGGCGTTGTTGCCATCAACAAATACAGTATACATCGGAAACCAACATGCTGTCAACTATTATTTTTGAAGAATTCTCTAATGATTATGACTATCCCGCGGCTTGGCCTAAAAGACGAGCCGCGGGATAGCGGTTACGCTCTTGACTTGAGGTATGAGAACTCGCGAATCCATTCGTCTACAGTCAGATCAGATGCCCTATACACGCAGACCGATGAGGAGCGCCACGCCAGCGCTTCGCCGTCGAAGTAATAATACCCGCGCCCTGCTGCTCTTAGCTTGATAGATATGCTTTGCGCCCTCAGCGCCTTGTTAACCTCGGCCACGCGGTTCATGCCGTCACCACGCGCATCATCGCTGAGCATCGCTTGCAGCGTCCGTCGAACTTTGCGGTCATCGTCATTGTGTAGCTCCCGGTTCGTTGATGGCGTCAGTGCCATCAACATATACAGTATACATCAGGAACCAAACATCCTGTCAACTATTATTTTAGACGGCTTTTCCCTAATGAATTCTTGACTTTTACAGGTTTCGCTCAGCCTGTAGCCACGCGACCTCTGCATCGAGCGCATCCTGCCGCAGCGCGAATGGGCCAAGCAGCGGCCCATCCACGGGAGACATGTCAGCCGTCCAGCCGTGCGCGGCTGGTTCTACGTGCGAGGCTCTCACGATGCGCGAGTCTCCCAGCGTGAGCAGCGTCGCGATGTCATCGTAGTAGATCATGCGCAGATCGCCGTTGGGCTGCACCGTGATCGAGACGTTACTGCGTCGCACGTTGCACCTCCTTCGTTGATGTTGCAGTCATCTCGCGTGTCGGCGTTCGCTTCGCTGTCGCGCCGAGCGCCTGTTCGAGTATCTCTGTCTCCCTCAGACATGCTACGCCGCTGAATCCAGTGGTCACGATGGTGCTGTTGCCGTCTGCGTCGAAGGTCACGCTAATTGATTTCATGCTCTCACCGCCTTCACGCTGATCGTGCCGTTCGGATTATTGATCGTGGTGACGCGATAACCCTGCCGCGACAACTGCCGCTTCGTCACTTCAACTCCGTAGCCCTGCTTGAGCAGCGGCAGTCCTACGCCGAGCCTGTTCTCAAGATCACCACCGAACGTGTCGTAGATCAGTTCGTAGCCGTCGCCGTCTTTGACTACGCCGATCTCGTAATCGATTCCATGAAATGCAATCGCGTGTTCGCAGGTGCCGAATGTCTTGCTGTCGCGGCGATTCACGGCAGCGCGGTCGCTGTTCCAATCGTTCAAGAACTTCCCAAACCAGCGATGCGTCTGCTGACCCAGCACCAGCTTGCCACCGAGTTCCTCGACTGCGCTGCGTAGCGCGTCGAGGTCTTTAATCTGCATGCGGACGTCCGCGATGTGGCTCATGAGATCACCAGCCGAGTGCCTGAGCCAGCGCAGCCAGATTCGCATATACTCGACATCACCACGCTATTTTTCCATCCCGTCCCTGCGCAACCGAGGCATCGCTGCGAGACGAACGTCGGACTCGCGTCACGCTCGTCATCACGGTCATCATCGCAGTCAATATCCCAGTCCGGCGGCGTGGTCTTCCAGCTATCGTAGCTCATGACATCACCACGATATCAATCATGAGGTCGCCGGTATCCTCGACCATTTTGTCAGCGATGAGACGCTCAACTTCGCTGCGGTAATGAGACTTAGCCAATTTCCTAGCGGCGTCGAACGTGCCAGAAAAGAATTGCATCGCACCGTCAGGCTGTCCGTCGATCTTGAATGCCCAGCTACCGTAACCGCGTGGGGTCTTACCGTGTGCTAACTCATAGTCGCTGGTGTTGAATTCGAAGGTCATTGTCTATCTCCCGGTTCGTCATGGCGTCATTGCCATCAACAGATACAGTATACATCAGAACCGGATCATCGTGTCAACTATTATTTTATAGCGTATTTGCTAATGATTTTTCGAGTTTTGCGGCTCGACCTAGACTGGCCGAGCCGCTAATCAATTTAATTCGTGCGCACCGTGCGCGTCTTCGGTGCAGCAGGAACCATCTCAGGCATCTCGTAGCTGTAGCTAATGCCTGTCGTGCTGCTCAGCAGCCGCCGATTGGATTCGCGGCGTCGCGCATCAATCAGTTCTGGCTGCGCGGTCGCGACAGGCACGATGCTCAGTGCTGCATCGATCAGCGTGATGCTGTAGCTGTCGGCCTTCTCGCAGCAGCTTTCAATCTCTGCGCCAGTCCAGTTCGTGTCATCCGGCATCGGCTGCGCGGAGATGTTGCGCTTGCTCATGTGGATACTCCACACGGCGTCTTTCTCATCACGAGATGGCAGGTCAACAAAGTAGAACCCTGTCTTGAATCGACGCCGCATTTCTGTCGTGAGTGCGCCCGTGCTGTTGCAGGTCGCAACGAAGAATGCGCCACCGTCACCAGCGATGGCCGACACCATCGTGAAGAACTGTCTGATCTTCGCTTCGCTCTCACCGACGAGCGAACCCTTCATTGCGCCCATGTCGGCCATGATGCACAAGCAGTCCGCTTCGCTGCTCATCGCCTTCGCAACGAGCGTCTTGCCAGCACCGGGATGGCCGAACAGGATCGTGCCGCGCACATCGTGATCCTGCATGTATGTCAGCACGGTCTTGCTCGCGTCTTGCGACACGCCTGACGTATCACCTGCTGCGCCAGCCATCGACTTCTCAAACTCATCGAAGATCACCACAACCTTGACTGGTCGCTTGCTGTTCACTTCGCGCAGCAGGTCGCGCTTCAGCCCGTCGTGGCCTCCGATGTCAGAGAAGCGGATCGACTTGCGGAACACCGTCGCACCGGGCGTCTGCTCGACGGCTTGCCGCTTGCGCTCCCACAGTTGCTGAAGGTCGATGCCGCTGCGGCGTAGGCACATCGCCGTGACCTGCTCTGCGACGAATGCACTCAAGCCCTTGAGCGCGTCTACAGCCTTGCGTAGCGTCGCCGCGTCTGGCTCTGGAAGCGGCGGCTCGGCGTTCACGCACTGCGTCCTGACGATCTCCGCGAGCGCCGCAGCGTCCGGCAGCGGGTCATCGATGACGATCACATCGCTGTCCAGTTCTCGCGGTGCCTTCGCTTCTGGTGTGACGAGCAATACTAGCGTTCTGCCATTGCTCTTGAACGCATCGCGCAGGTTCCAGACCGCTTGCACGGTTGCGATGTCCTGCCAGACTCTGTGCGCGTTGACTACGAACACGACGCTGCCAGCCGCGACCGTGCGCAGTTGAAACATCGCGTCAGCGGGATTCAGCACCTGCGGGTTGCCGCCGGTCATCTCTGCCACCGCATCAGAGCCAGACTCGCTGCGTGCCGCGAATCCCTGCGCAGCATCCCACTGCATCACCGGCACGGTTGCATCAGTCAGCGTAGACATCACGGACGCCGCATCAGATGTGCGCACCATGATGAGCGGTGTCGAGACGCGACGAGCGGTATCGAATTCAGTCTTCAGTGTCATTGGGTTCTCCTACTTTCAATATAGCATACAATCACGGCGCGATGGCAGGTATTTTAGAACAGCATCAGCATGACGAGCATTGCGTAGCCAGCGACCGCGAGGACGATACCGATGCCGATGTCCTGCAAATTTTCTTTGCTCATTGTGATTACCTCATCTCCGGCGTGTGAATCTGATCCTGAGGTATCTGCGCAGACGTGAACTTTTTCTCTGTGCCGCCGATCCAGTACGTGCCGGTCTGACCAGACCAGTGCGTATAGTCGCTCGGCGCGAATGTGTTCAGCCGCGTCCTGCGCGTCACCATCCAGCCAAACACGTTGATGATCGCCACATACTCACGAGGGAACTTGATGCTCATCGCGAGTGCATGCGCTCGTGCAGCGGAGAGCGTCTCGAATGTTTTCGTTCGTGCATTCAGCCTGTTCATGTGAGCAGTATACCTTAAATATACTATCCAATGTCAAGCATAAAAAATCATTCATGAAAATAACTCGCGCCAGCGCTTCCCAGCACGGCAACACACCGTCCCGCGCAGCAGGGGCCACGCGGATGCTGGCGCGAGTCAGGCTATCAGAACTTGACCGGTTTGTCGGTCGAGAATCTTAGACCGATGTTAATCACGGCGGTCGCGATGGCGACATGCTCAGGCTTGAGTGGCAGCGCACCGCTGAGCGCAGCCGCACCAGACAGCAAATTGAACCAGAACGTCTTTGACTGCCACAGCTTCTTATCCATCTTTGCATCCTCCAATAGATCGATTACGACCGATGCCTTGCGATACATCGCAAACATCTTCAGCGGGTTCATTCTGCGATCTCGAATGTTTCTGCCGTAGTCACACGCGGAGTCAAAATCTCGATTGTGCAAATGCCCTGCGCATCTGTCAACGCAGCCGCGATGCGCTTCTGCACCTGCTCCATCGCTTCTTTACTGCTCACGATGTCATTGTGCTGCCCACGCGATGTCGCGACTAGGATACAGCCAGCAGTGTCAGCCGTGGTGTTACCGGGATGAATTCTGATCCCTGAAAAATTTGGCACGTTCGCTAACAGTGGGAGCAGTTTGCCGAACTTCGTACTCATCGTGATCGTTACACGGTAGGAGCCTGATGGGATAGCCGTCTCTCCAGCGATCTTCACGCCAGCCTCTCGCACGGGGTCTTCGAGCGTCTGGCAGACATATCCATCAGGGAAGGCCATTGTGCCGAGTGTCCTCGTCTCGTTGCAATCATCCCGCGTCATCACGATATTCACCGACGCATCATCCAGTAAATAGCCGCAACAATGACAGCCGACAATGCGCTGATCGAGACAGCATTGCTGCGCCCCGAGCGGTCATCCAGCACGGCGATGTGCTGCTCACTGGCTCGTGTGCGGCCATTGAGCAGGTCGAGCCGATCATGCACGGCGACAATCGCGGCCATCAGCGCCGCGTGTCGTTCGTCGAGAAGCTGCTGTTGCGGGTCCATCACAGCGGCATCGGGTCAATGACAAACGGGGGTGTCGGCCACACAATCGCATCGGTGTCAGTCTGCGTCTGCGGCACCGCTCTCAGCGCCCGACGATACGTCACCCATGCAGCCACATCCTCAGCGGCTATGGCAGCATCGGCGACTTGCGTCCAGTCGCATGCAGCCAACAGAGCATTCCGCTTGATGCGGACAACATGCCAGCGATACCACGGCTCATAATCTGTCACCGCTTGTGCAATCTCAGCATCAGTCGGACGCGGCATAGGGCCATCCCACCGAATTAGCGTGTCATCTTGCACGAGGCACTGAGCAGTAGGCCACTGTCGTTTGATTGCTTTTATTGTATCCATCATACCATCAACTCCGTCAGTACTACGGTGCTACGACCAGATCCTTCTTGCGTATACACAGTACCTAGACCTGATTCTGCTGAGGCCTGTGTCTTGTAGATAATTGCAGCAGCAGAGTTTGGAGGATCTAGAACATTGAACGCTATTCCACCGCTTGTTGCGTAGACAGCGCCAGAATTCAGCGTGTGCGAATAAGCAATCTCTGTCGATCCGCGATACAGCTTAATTCCAATAGCCAATGCTGAAGGATCTTTGTATAAACCTACGTTGTTGGATTGAACAAATACGCGATTAGCGGCACTGGTAGGGGTGATGGTCGCAGTCAATGTCGTGTCAGCATAAACTGCGCTAGTGCTCGCAGTCTGAGTGTTTGTAGTAGCTGCAACGGTTTGAACTGGACGGCACGGCAACGATACGTCAGCCGTGTAGACTTGCACCCGTGTCGGCGCACTGGCATAAGTGCCAGCCGTTGCTAAGCCGCTCTCATAGGTAACGTAACCCAGCACCGTGTAGGCTTTCGACGTAACCGCACTGCCTGTATAAAACACTTGTGCGTTGTCAGCGGCTGTAGTCACAGCCGTGGACGAGGCAATGCCAAAACCACTCAGCGGGTAGATGCTTAACGCAGCCGCGCAGTTGATAATCCCGAGTCGCACTGTGCCAGCATCGTTAAAGGCGACAATCCACGCACGAAACGCTACGCTGTTGGATGTGCCAAGTGTTGCCGTGTCAGGTACCGCAATGGTGGATGCAGCCGTGACACTAATGGTGGTCATGTCACCAGTCGCCGCCGTCACATTACGAAAACTTAAGGATACAGGAGTACTCACTGATGGTGTTGAGCCAGAAGCGGTTGTTAACGCCACCGTGAGAATATTCGTTGCCACTGACGCCGAGAGTCCCCACAAACCACCCGCAGTCGCTTGAAATGACGGCAATACGCCCACGCCATTGTCGGTCAGCACGAATCCTGACGTAGACGGCGCAATGGACTGCTCTGCACCCGTAGGCGTAGTGCCAGACGCCAGCACCGCATAGGCAGTTGTGGCCGTGGCGCGTCCTGAGCCTCCATTCGCAACCGTCAATGGAGATAAGAGCGTCAGCGATGTCAGCGATGGGCTGGCAGAATATGCAGGTGCGGTAGCTACACCTCCAGACACCAGCACCTGACCAGTCGCCACATCTGCTACGCGACCAAGCTGCGTGGTGCTTGTCGCAACGATCAGATCCCCGATAGCCTGACTTGCGATGGCTATCGCACCGGCATTGATCGCAATTTCATTTGCAACGATGTCCGCATTCCAGATCGCAGCGGTAACGAGATCACCAGTAGTGCGAGACGTTGGTGCAATGTACGCCATATGAAATCCTCAGAATCCTAGCACGGTTGTAGAGCCAAGTTCGGATGAACCGACAGTGCCCAGCAGCCAGATAGCGCCAGCACTTGGGGCCAGCGTCCATGTCACAGCGATCTGGTTATTCGCAGTGATAGATAGGTTGACGGCGTTAATAAAATAGTCCGCGCTCAGCCCAGTGACAGTCTCCGATACCGTGATGCGGTCGCTGATCTCACGAGAGAGCGCATAGCCCATCATCGTTGGGGATGCGTTCGCATCAATCGTAATGTCCCGCAAATACGTCAGCGGATTCTTATAGACGTACTTAAAATAGTCTGCCGCGCTTTGCCCAACCGTCAGCGTGTCCTGATACGGCATGTCATATGACAATGAATTAATACCGTAGAGATATTGGCTGGCTGTGTCTTGACTTGTTGAGATAGTTGGGTCGTAGGTATAAATCCCCTTCCCGCGCAGTTGCAGGAACGTGATGAACCCATCCGATCCAGAGTTATTCACAATGATGAGCTTTGCGCTATTCGCTCCGAAGGTTGGCGTCACGGTGAAGCTGGCGGTCAGGTCTGTGCCTGTGCCGTTTGCTAACGTGTTCATCGTGTAGTCGGTCGTAGCAACCGGAGTGACCATTGCCGTCCCACCGACACGCGCTGCTTTTTGATTCGGGTCTGTGTAGGCCGCGTCAATCGTGAGCGTAACACCAGTCGCAACAGTCGTATTCGTGTTTGAGAGGTTGTACAAGACCGTGGTTGCAGCCGCATCAACTTCTCGTGGATACGTTGTGACCTTGATCCGGTTCAGCAATTCTTTCATGCTGCGATTAGCCGTCATCTCGATCATGTCATTGCTGATCGTGGTGACTGACGCGGATGCCTGTCGCGCCGTGCGATTCTCAAAAACGAGTGTGCCGCCCTGCGTGGTATCGCCTTTGGTGAAGATGAATCCCACTTCACTCGCAGCTATTGTCTGGAACGCAGACAGCACCGACGTTGATTCATCCTGCACGTTGTCGAGAGCGTAGGCGAACGTCGATGCGCCTACGCCTATCGATGTTGCAGGAGCTGGCCGCGCAAGGTTCGCGTAGACAGCCGAGAAGGCTTCATCGCTGCGCTTGTTAATCTGCAAGGCGACTTGGTTCAGCAGCGCACTCGCTGCGTCATCCATGTAATCAACGGCTACGCATTGCGTGGTGCGTTCGCGCTTGATCCCGCCCAGCGGCTCGATGCTGGTCAGAAAGCCGCGCCATTTGTAGTAGGTGACACCGCTATACGTGATCGCAAGCCTGACGCCGATGCCGAGTTCAAAGCCGCTGCGTTTGTTGGCATTGTTCGGCGAGTAATACCCCAACAGGCCAGCAGAATTCGATTCAGAATTATCAAGCGAGAAGGTCAGCGTCCCTGTAGAGGCTACGCGATCCGCTGGGCCTGAGCCTGAGATGCCATAGGTCGCATTCAGCCCACCGCTGATGACCACATCAGAAATATCCGTCCACGAGGAACCGAGAGATGTTGATGTGCCCAGTTCGGAAAATCCCACGCTCCCCAACAGCCAGCCTGAGCCAGCCAACTGCATTTGGAGAACAACGCTCGTGACTTGCGTAGACATCAGCGATTCAGTTGCATCGCATCGCGCACAGACAGTGCGACCAAGAGCGGCAGTTGCCGGTCAGATGCGGCCTGTTGCTTCCGCAGCAGCCGCAGTTCTGAGATCACATCATCGTTGCTCATCGAGCCGCCGTTGTTCAGCCGACTGATAGCCGATGTGCCAAGAGTGCCTACAGCACGAGTGGTCAGCACCGCTTCACCCGGTGTCAGCATGGCAGGAACCGTATCGGTGCCCTGAGCGTAGCCTCGCACCGTGCCGCCAGTCGCGAGATACTGGACACCCGAGTCCGTGACAAGACCACCATGCATAGCGGTCGCGAACGGATCGACAGTGATATCTGGAGTCTGGAATGTATCGTAGTTCCAGTGGACGGCCGCGACTGCTTCGATGTTAATCCTGCCTACTTCTATCTGATTGAGTTCGTCCTGTATCCGCTGGGCTGACAGAGTAGCCTGTCGCTCTGCCTCGCGTGATGCGGCTGGTAAATCAGAACCTAATACCGTAGCGATGCGTTCCAATACATCAAGAATCTGACGTTGAATATCCTGATGCCTTGCTCCTACAACACCAGCCGTCTCAGCCTGATCAAGCAGCAGTTGAGTTCCTTCATCGACGGCATACCCGAAGTCCTTTTGCAGTTCCCAAATGGTCTGCAATGATGGCTGCATCAGTTGCATGGCGGTTCTGCCATCTGCGCCACCATCGACCAATGTGGTAAATGTGGTAGCGATCTGACCAGCCAACCCTATGAACATCTCTTGATTAAGGATGCCAGCGTTGTGCAGACCTTTCATGGCCTGATTTAAGCCATTGACCGCATCTAAGGCTGGGCCAGCGACGGCATCTCCTGCGAGTCGCACCATCTCCGTCAAGCCCTTAAATGCAGCGCTGCCATCAAAGCCCGTCTTTGTTAGTTGTGCTTGAAGACCTTTCACCGCAGGGCCGATCACCGTGATCGCTTCGGTGACACTCATGCCCTGCTTAATCAATTCTACGAATGATGCAGTGATAGCAGAGCCTAGCGCCGTAGCTGATTGCTGCGAAGAGATTGCCGCCGCACCGCCAGCCGTTACGAACTTCGTTAGACCTTCTACCGCTGATTTTGTATTCGTGGTGACAAACGCTGCAATAGATGCAGAGTGTGTTCCAAAAGTTTCATTGAGCTTAATAATCTCCATCAAGCCCTTTGAGATCAGGCCAGTTGCGCTTGTGCCAGCCGCTGACATCTTCGCAAACATCTCATCGACAACCTTGCCAGCTTGCGCGACAGATAGTTGCCGTGTCTCGATCATTGAAAACGCATCGTGCGTCAGCCGCAGTGCTTCGTTGATGTTGCTTGTATTGACGGTCGGGAACAGCTTCGTGGCATTGAAGACCGTCGCCGCGACTTGGCTCAGGTTCATACTCTTCATCGACGCTTTGATAGCTGCCGCGATCTCATCACTGACAGTCACGCCATAGCTGGAAGCGATGCGCTTGAGGTCTTTCGTAGTGTGGTCGAACATCTTGACCAAAGCCTCGACCAATGGGCCAGCCAATGCACCAACCGCTGCGCCAATAGGCCCAGCCAGTTTTCCAAGGCTCTCTGTCATCTTGCCGATGGCTTTGCCGATTTCTGCACCAGCCAGAACGGCTACGCCTTTGGCAGCACCGACAATGCCGCCGCCCTTTGTGAACGAATCAATCAGGATGTTCGTGACACCCGCGCCAATATTCGTGAAGGCATCTTTCCAGTTATGTTGAATGCCACTCGCTGTGTCTTGTGCGGCATCGGCTGTTTTCTTAAAGGCTTCAATCGTAGCCTTTGAGAAGTTCTCAGGATGCGCCTTCATCGCCTCGTATGTAGTCCTTGCTTTGTTAGCGATCTCTTGCAGGTTTTTCGTACTATTCGCCCGCAATGCCTCATTATCAACCATCAATGCAGTGCGCGAGTCAGCAGACCCTTTTCTAACTGCCGCTTCTGAGAGTGCGCGAAGGCCAGTGCCTTCATCTGTCAGCGCTCTGACGACTTCCAGTTTCTTTGTCTCGTTGTCTTCAATCGCCTTCAAAGAACGCTGAAGATCAGTCGCCGTGAGATTAAACACCGCGTCATCGTTCTCTTTCGCCATCGATGCATACAGCATAAATCCTTGGCGAATGATTTTGTTCTTCTCTTCAGCCGTGTTGCGCTGTTCCAGTATCGCCTTCAGCGCATACTCTTTGTTGATTGCTAACGCCGCTTCTTCAAATTCCTTAACGTCAGCTATCGACTTGCTGGCAGCCGTCAATGCGGCTCTGCGTCCAGCCTCTAAGGTCGCCAGACGAGTTGCCAGCGTATTGCCAGCCAGTGCGCGTTCTGCTGCCGCCGCGCCCTCTTGCGCTTTCAGGATTTGTTCCTGACCGTTAATTGTTTCTTCCTTGAGCTTTTCAACAGCCTTGAGGTTCTTATCGATAGATTCAATCTGTGCTTGTGTGAGCTTTGGATACGCCTTCGCCAGAACACCCAGCCCAGCACCGGCCTTGATGTAGTTCTCAATCTCTACTCGCTGCGCGGCATCAACAGTCTTCAGTGTCTCTTCGTAGCCTTTGGTGTATCCAGCCAGCGTGACAAGAGCAGCGGCTTGTTCTTCCATCTGCTTCTTGGATGCCTTCAGAACTTCCTGCTGAGCCAATGCTGCGGCAGACTGTTTCTCTGTCTCTTCTTTTTCCTTGCGCTTTGTTTCAGCTAATTCAGATGTTTTAGTCTTGGCAAGTTCAGCTTCTGCACTCGACTTTGCGAGTTCTTTCGTATGATCAGCAGCCGCTGCTGTCGCATCCCCGCTAGACTTTGAGAAGTATTTATAGGCGATGATCACGCCAGCGAAGGCCGCTGCGATTGCCAGAACAGTCAGCGTGATAGGTGCCAGAGATAGGTTGAACACGCCCATAGCCGTCGCAGCGACATATGAGGCAGCAGCCATGACTCCGAGGCTGATCGAAGATGCATTAATAGCAAGGACTGCAATGCCTACAAAAATAGACAGCGACTTGAGCGCTTCAGCGTTATCCCCGCACCATTTTGTGAACTTCACAATCTCTGCGACTGCTTCGACGATTGCCACTATGACATCTGTTGTCGTCGTCGCAAGCGTCTCTAGCGCAGATACGATAGATGCGACTGCACTTTCTCGGCTGTCATTGAATGTCTCACTCAGCGCGATGCCGATGCGTTCAACGGCACTTGAAAGGACTGGACTCTTTGCAATGGCTGATGCTATTTCGTCAACGAAGTCACTAACAAAGGCAGATGCCGCCTCCAGTTCTTCTCCAAAATCTCGATGAGCTTCTCCTGCTTGCTTGACGGCTTTCTCAAGCAATGACATGACGGCTATGCGTTTCGATTCAGTCTTTTCTGAATCTGTGAGTGCGTCCTTAGTTTTGCCAAGTTTGTTGGCATAGGCGATCTCTGCATCGCCAACATCAACAACACCGAGCTTCATTGCGATGGCTCTTGTTCGACCAGTCACCATGGCATCACTGACCAACGCCAGCATGTCTTTCGTTGGCCCTAGCCCTCTATTTTGCAACGCGAATGCAGCCTTCGACAGTTCTCCAAACTGCTCTGCGTTGAGATCGACACCAGCACCTAGGAGTCGTGAGGATTCTTTCATCAACGTGAATGAATCAACCGTGCCGAGTGTCCCGGCTTTCATCTGCGTTAAAATATCGTTAGACGCTTCGGCGCTGCCAGTGAAGCTGTCAAGCGCACCAGCCACATCGTTGATGTCTGAACCTCTATTGCCAAGAGATACCAGTGCAACTTCCATAGCAGCAATGACGGCAGACACGCCAGCGCCGACAGCCATGGCCTTACCCATCGTGCCTTCAAACATCGAACCAAACACGCTCGTGTTCTTGCTTGCTTCTTGAAGCTGACCCGATAGCTCGTCTTTCAGCTTAAGGATGGCTTCAAGTTCGCCGATGGATATAGCCATGGATTATTTATTGCGCCTCGAATGACGTTCAGCTTCGTGGGCTTCGTCGTTGATGAGGGTTACGATGACGCTGAGAATGTCGGATGGAGTGGACTGCTCATCGTGCCATGACCAGCCCATCCATTTACAGATCAGGGCGTGGTGTCTAGCCCATCGGAGCCACTGGGTGCTTTTTTTTCCTGCTGCGCCTCGACATGCTCGTCAATGACGCGCTCGATCTCTTTGAACACATCAGGATGCAAAGCGCGGAGGGATGCCGACATCGCCTTGGGCGTGTCAATGGATTTGGCCTTGCCGTTGCTATCCGGCACGTTCCAGTCGATCAGGTAGACCATGATCTTGTTGAACGCAGCCGCTTCAAAATCCACATCATAGGCTACAGCGAAGGTGTCTGTGCCAGCCCCTGTGGGTGACATGCGCTTGAGTGCGCCAGTCGCAAGCCGCTTCTCTTCACCTGCGGTCAACTGCTTGCGAACCGTAATCCAGCACTGACCATCATCGAACAGCGGCAGCTTGACTTCTTCAGGCGTAACAAACCATTGGCGCATTGCAGACTCCTATGTGATGAAGGGCGAACCCATGAGTTCGCCCGTGATCGTGGTGTCACCTGTGACTGTGACATTGCGCCACAGCCATTGACGTTGGCCCATGACGAGTGACACATCATGGGGAGATTCAAAGAACCAATACTCGTCGCGCTCTAGCACTTCAGCATCGAGCGTGTAAGACACCTGCGGTTGATAGCCTGTAGCCGTAAGCGACCACCTGCCCAGCAGAGCCGCACGTTGATAGCCGACACGGATACTGCCACCCGTGCCAGCTATCTTCATCTGTTAGCTCGACGAAGCCATCTGCAAGCAGGAGAACCCGTTGAACTTTGCCGTGGTCTTCAGCAAGGTTCCGTAGCCTCCACCGAGCGGCAACGTCTCAAGCGTCACCACCGCGAAGTACGACGGATTGTTCACCGAGGTGCATGCGTTGATGGGCCGGAATTCCACGCACGAGGTCGTTCCCAGAACCGAATACAGCGCATTCGTCGGGCCGCTCGTGCTGCGGTCATACATGAAGGACACATCGAATGAATAGTCCAGCACTCCACCCTTGTGCTTGCGATACCCTGCGCCCATCGTGGTCGCATCCAGCGATTCCGATGCAAGGTTCATCGTGATGTCGGTGATGTAGGCCGACAGGTCTTTCGTGCCGACCTGAAAGAATGCGTTTGTGAATACCTGCTCTGATGCCATGTCTGACTCCTATTCGTTATTCAATGCCCATATATATGACACCACGGGCTGTGCCACCAGAACCGGAACCAGTAGAAACGGTGATCACTGATCGATAGAAAGGCTGATCAGTGCTGAGTGTTCCACCGGCAACTGGCGTTGCGAAAGTGCCATCCTTACAACTCTGCGCAGCAAATGTAATGCGCGTCGTGCCGCTAGGATTGCTTACCGTGTATCCACTCGATGAATTCGCCGCAATGACGCCACTGATAGTGCAAAGCGCCGTTGAGAGCGAGGTCACATGGAAGCCACCATACAGCGTCTTGTCCCCGCTGGTGCAGAACACCAGCACCGTGCCATTCGTGGCTCCAGTAGTCCAGTTGGCATCAAGATGCGTATCCAGCACAACAGCTTCAACGAGCTTCGTCGCGCTCTGTGCGTCTACGTCAAACGTCAGCAGTGAGCCAAACGTGCCGCCGAGCATGTACTTGACGTTGATTGCACCGAAACCAAAGGCCGAGAACGTACTGCCGACCGTGACGCCATCGAAGAATGCCGTGACGATCTCTTCGCCACCACCGACCGAGCCATAGATGACGGGATCGACAAGGCTTGATCCGAGATTCAGGAATCCCTTTGCAGTGATAGATGCTGTTTGCACACCACCTTTGTGCTTACGGTATTCGCTGCCGAACGTAGACATGTCGAGCGATTCAGAGCCGACATTCACGTTGAGTTCGTTGAACTGTGCGGAAAAATCGTACCCACCGATGAGCAGGTGGGCGCATGTAAGGACTACGTTATCTGCCATTCCTGCTCCTACGTCGATGTGGACGTACTGACTTTTTTCATGATGTCAAAATTCATAACAAGCCTAGGCCGACCGCTCCCATCCAAGCCCATCGCGGCGGGACTATTGACGGCACTAACCAGTAAATAGCTTGTGCTGTTGATCGTAGCGTTAGTCAGCCCGTCCATCGCTTGGAACACGTTCTGCGCCAGTTGCCGCGCTGACTGATAGGACATGGCTCGTGTAACAACCTGAACCCGTGGGCGTTCAACCAGCGCATTCCCCGGCCCTGCACCCATCGCGTGAATAGGAAACATCCCGCCAGTCTCATAGATGGCGCATGCCTTGTCTGGCGCATCAGGTAACGTCCCAGCGAAGAGGTTGGTGCCAGCCGTCAACCCGATTGACGCAGACCCGAGCAAGGTCATTACATCATCAAGAATCATTCAGCCGCAGCCTTCGCCGCCATTACATCAAGCCGATTGGCGATACGTTGCAGCAGGTGCGGGGCTGATTCCATCAGTACAGACTCAAGGTATTTTGCTTGCCCAACCTTGTGGATTGCTTTCAAGTCTTCATGCACCTGAAACGCATATTCAACGGCTGGGCCACCATACCCAAGTGTCACTGACGTAGAGTTGCCGTCAGATACAGGCTTCTGCACAATCCCGCTGGATCTCAGCGCTCCTGTGTCCACAGGGACGCGCTTCTTAGATTCAGTCATCTCTATCTGTGCTTCGCGATAGAGCGCAACGCCGATCTTACTTGGCATCGCTGCCGCAATAGCCTTGAGCTTTGCCTCTAATTCTTTTGTGCCGGTGAGAACAAACTCGGCCATGGTCAACCCAGATAGAGCGTCGAGTGATGAGTGCCAAATTGATCAGGCACTCGCTTCGCACCAATCATTTTTGGGTGAATCGCAGAGTCTTGTGTCGAATTCACAATGCTCGTAGACACCGTGACGAGATCTTCTGGCTGCGCGACGATGACGCCAGCAACATAGACGGTCTGATTGCTGGTGACTTCCTCGCCCTGAAAAGACAGCACAATCTTCTGTTCGCCCACAATACGAGCGCGATAGGTTTTGACCGCGCCAAACGTAATGACGCCGTAGCTGTCCTTTGCGCCAGCCACTTGGTAGCTGATGACATCAGGCATCATGTGGGTGTATGCGCTAATCGGCCTCAATGCGTCACCCGCTGGTAGGGACGCAGCAGGTCTTCGGCTTCTGAGCGGTAGTTGCCAGATGTCATGTAGCTGACCGTGAGATCCGCGATGCCTTCGCTGGCAATGCCAGCAGGGTTGCCACGCGCCCACTCAGCGGCCTTCAGCAGCACGGCTTGCTCAATGTCCATTGGGACTGTTGAACCCGTGCTGGTGCTGTTCTGAAGCCCACCGCAGGTAGACCAGACAGGCGAGGATGTGTCCATCCCAGTCGGGCCAACAAAGCCAGCCGTATAACTCACCATCCACGGCTTGAGTTCGCTGTTCGCTACGACGGTTCTACCGAGGTAATACCGCACACCTGCCGTCCAAGCCCACCCGACATCGCGGCTGAGTAACCCGGCATCTGCATCTTCCACTCTAAAATTAGTGGAGCAGTATTCCGTTGCACTCGCTGTCGATGTCGAATCGAACATGCGAAGGATGACGCGGATGGGAGTCCGCGCCACCATCAGGTTCAAGTTGCTATAGGACGCGAGTGTTTCCGTATATGTCTGCGCAAGCAGCGGGTAGCCCACGAAGGATTCAGCCCACCGAGATGCACGAGCGACCAGCAACTGCTGATAGGCGTCATCAGCCGTCGATGTCGTTCCCATCACCAGCCGCAGATTCGCGCTGGTGCTGATCGCGCCGTCTGTCGAGGTGGCTGATACGCATACGTTGAGCATTGTTTATCCCAGTTCAGGACTGCATCAGAGGAACGACACCACCACGCACACGCAGTTCCATGACGTTGATGTGATGCACACATTCCTGATACGCACCGTCATACGTCTGCACCTGAGCCACAACCTGCTCTAGCTTGGTATTCGCTTCAGCGATGCCGATATTGATCAACTCGGTGACAGATGTGCTGTCAGCCTCAGCCTTCGCCTTCAGGTCGCGCAGCATCTGCACACCACCATTCAGGCCATGCATCACTGGCAGCAACTTCTCTTTTATGCCTTGCAGTTCGGCAGCGCGTTTCTGAATTTCAATCAGACCGATGATGCCCGTGTCTGGTGCTTTCTCGTAGCCATACCGATACGCTTGCTTGAGCAGCGCAGACTGCGGCGGCAAGACGATCTTGATGCCACGGCCTTCCGCAATGCCCAGCCAGTATTCCACGCATGCCTTCTGCACTTCGTATTCGGTGCCGACAATCAGATCGATACCAAACACGCCGATGCTGTAGTCGCTGTAGGCATTCCCCGTGTCCGCAACTTTCATGTCGATGCAGTCAATGGCCCACGCAATCATGAACGAGACGGTTGAGGTGAAGTAATCAATGCCGTGCTTCTGAATCAGCCGCTCAACGGGATACCGCACAGCGGTGGGAAACTGCTTCGGAGGGTTCGACATGAACACCGGAATCCCGCAGGATTTGATCCAGCCTTCATGGTCTGTCCCGTCTACGTTGTCCTGTTCCCAATTCAAGTGGATGTCGTACCACACATCCGCTCGTGGCATATGCCGATACAACTGATTCAGCCCAGCGATGATCCATGACGGATCATCTACGGGAATGAGATGGCGAGAGCTTGATGCGAATCCGCAGATCGCAATCTTCTGTCTATCGCCGATGTCTACAAGCCCCTTCGCTTGGTCAATGATTGTCAGATGCGCAGCACTCGCATCCTGTGCGTTGTAACCATCTGCGTCCGGTGCCTGATTCGCGAAGTCGAAATTAGAACCCATTCAATCCTCCAAAGGTGGCGCGTCAATGCGCGAGCTTTGATCTGTTTGTTTACGGACATACCGACGAGCGATCTTGGTGGCAGGAGGGGCATTTACTGCCCGTCCCACCATCAGATAGCCCAACCCACGACGAATCACTTCCTCGGCCTCTGTGTCGCTGAAGTTCACAATCTCGCCGGGGGAGAAACTGACGGCACCCACTTGCATGGATGCCGCCATCAGAACGCTTGGCATGTGCTTACGTCGAGCAGCCAGTCGTAACGTGGACGCGACCGCGAATGCGCGAACCTACTTGAGTGCTTTCAATGCCATCGACGTTGACGATGTCGAATGGCCCACGACTCGGATCGCCGAAGATCAGCGAGGCATTGACGCTCATCGCAGCGGTGCCGCACCCAGTGGTCGTGATGTTCGGCGCAATCACCACGCGGATGAAGCGCTTCGCGGTATCGAGCGCGAAGACCGGCGCTTCACCGAGGTATCGCGCATAGCCGGTCGAGGTGGTCAGACCAGCAACCGTGCTGGAGATGACTGCCTGTGGCGTAGCGACGAGGAACCCTTCGTTGCCGTTGAAGTACGCCGCGCCAGCACTGCCGGTCGAGGTCGAGGTGGTCTGAATGACCAGCGGACGATCCGTGATCCACTGTGAGGTGGACAGGTTCGTGAACCCATCAGAGCAGGTGGAGCTGGAATGCTGAAGGCCAGCAGTGATCGCGTAGTAGGTCAACTGCACGGACGAAGCCGCAGTCGTGCCCGTTTCCGCTCTCGCATCGAGAGCCACGGCGACTGCCGAATACGAATCCTTCAGACCGAGGCGGTCAATCATAAACCCACCAAAGCCGAATAGTCCAAGGCCTGTTGAAAGAACTCCAGCACAGGTGCAAGTACCACCGGGGCCACCAGAGCAGGAACGATACCCACCGGCGGCGGCTGAATCAAATGCACTGACAACAGTGATGTTGCCCAAGTCGCGAGTAATCATAATTTTCTCCTGTGAGCCTGTTGGCTAAAAACTACGCGCCCCAGCGGATGCCGGTCAGAATCGCAATCGCGTTCGGGTCACGCGCTACGAAGTCATGCTCAGCAATCGCTCGGACAACAAACTGATCCAGCGAGAAACTCGCCACCACAGAACTGCCGTTGTGGTACGCCGCTTCAGTGCTGACATCAATGGTGAGACGCATGGAATCGCCCAGCGCCATATCGTCAAAGTTGACGAGGTAGATTTCCGAACAATCAGAGTTCGCGCCCACGGTCAGGTTGATCGGGATGGCCGAAGTCATCTTGAAGGGATAGCCGTAGAACTTCCCAGTGGACATCTCTTCGCGATACGCGAAAGCGCCAGTCGTGGTCTGCACCGTGTTCAGGTACATGTAGGTGCGTGGCGCAAACAGCCAGCCCCAGTTGCCAGCAGGTACGTTGGCATTCATGAGTCCGAGCAGGAGCTTGCCCATGTCCGTCGCCGAGTTCGCCAGCGATGCAGCCTGACCAGCGAAGATGTTCTGCGGAGCCGCCCAGTACCGCAGACCCTTCGGCGTACCGCCCGTGCCATCACCGCGCAGGAACGCGGCGTCTTCGCTGACAGCCAGCGACCGAACAATGTCATCGCGGACAACAGCATCAGCAGCGGGAGAACCGTAGCGGATCAGGTCATTGCTGATCGCAGTCGTGACAGCCAGCTTCTTCCAAGTCAGCACGTTCTCGCTGAGCGTCGGGTTGCTGTGCGGTGCGTTGGCGTTCTCACCGATATACCCGCCAGTCACGCCACTCGCCACCTTCGGCAGGTGGAATGTGCCCGTCGGCATCGGATAGATGCGTGGCCCCGAAGCGCGAACAACCGTCCGAGCGCGACGAGCTTCCATGACATCCGTGCTGAACTCTTCCGGCACGAGGTATCCACCATCAGGGCCGATGCTTGCCGCCATCGCCTTCTGACGGCTATCAACCATCGCATCAGCGAGATCCTTGTTGCCCCAGCCAACAAGATTCTTGATCACGCCATCGAAGCCGCTGCCATCCTTGCGCGAGAGCGCGATGGCTCGAACAATCCGACCAGTGGGCGAACCCGTGGTCTTGTTCGAGTCGGTTTCACTCTTCTGCTGCGGAGCGATCGCGCCGAACAGCTTGGCCTGAAAGTCGGAACTCTCAGAGCGCAACCCACCCACGGCCTTTTCAATGCGCTCGTTGATGCCATCAAGGACATTGTTGAGTCCCTCGGCCTTCAGGACTCCCTTGACCTCTTCGCTAATCAACGCTGCAAGCTGCGACTTCGTTACTTCCTGAACCATGATGTGTCTCCTAACACTGTTACGAACTGATCGGATCGGCATTCGCGATGACGGCCACCTGCACGGCTTGCAGAATGCCGAGTGTATGCCGAAGAATTACTGCCATCGTGTCTGCGGTTGGATTCCACGTTCCGCGAGAAAGCTGTTCCTCTAACTGAGCGCGTCTATTCGCAACATTGCGAAGTAAGTGCATCGGCTCAGGCGTTTCCATTTAATGCACTCGGCCACGCGCCAGATTGATTGCTCTCTGTAACGATTCCATGGCTGGCACCGTGATCGCTGACTTCACGGCGTCTGCGATAGCTGAACGCATCGTGGCTGCATCAATTGTGAACGTCGGCTCAGCAGCCGCATCCTCGATGATGTTCATCACGACCGAATCAAGAGACTTCATGGGCATCTCTTCTTTCGGCGCTTCTTTGTAGAGTGACTTCATCACATCTGTGAGATGCACCTGTTCTGCGCGAATCTTTGTCTCATTCTTCGCGCTCAACACCCGGCCACTCTTCATGGACATCGTGTAGGACGGCTTAGGCTGCCTATCGTCCATCGAGTCAGTCATCGCATACTCGCCGTCCTGATCTTCTCCCATATCCTCATCGTTGATGGCATAGGCAGAGGAAGACACCACCGACATCAAGCCATGCAGTTGATCCATCAATCCGCAGATGTTCTGGCAGATTTCTTTTTGCGTCATCTGGTCAGCCAGCATCTCTGGCGTGAGTGACGCAACAATGCTTTCAGTCGCAGTGACCACCGGATGCATCTGTGCCAGTACGCCCTGCATTACGCCAACGACCGTCATTGACATCGTGGCTTCTATGCTCGATACCTCTGGGGTATTCACATCCACTTCAGGCATCATTACGAGCGCGTCATCAGGGCTGACATCCTTCGCCGCATCATCAGGCTCAGTCACCATCACCGGATCTGGCGGCACTGACGGCGTAGGCTGTGGCCCAGATGATAGGGGAGCATCTCCGTCTACGGCCTTTGTGTCATCAATCATGCGCAATACCTCTGCGTGATCCATCAAGCCCAGCGCTTTCAGTGATCGCACGGCTTCAGGATTCATCGGGATAGCACAGAGCGACAGTTCCAGCAGTTCCCATGTCTGGATGTCATTGCCCATGCCGTTCTTCTGGTAGGTCAGAGGCTTGAATCCGATACTCGATGCACGGACTACGCCCTGCTCCCATGCATTTTTAATACGGTCTGCAAACGGATCGCCTTCCAGCCATTTCCATTCGGCCTTCACACCATGACCGGGCATGACTTCAAGCGCCGTCACTGACCCGATAGGCACTGACGCATATCCGTCAGTCCCACCGTGCGCCCACATCAGGACGGGGGACTTCATGAAGTTGGCGAAGTTGCCACCCTCAGGCACCACGACATCACCTTCGCGATCAGGAGTGACCGTGGAGATCATGCAGGTTGCGAGTTCAGTGGATGGCTGCAATGTCGCAGCAGTCACGGTCTGGTAGACGTATTTCATCGGACCCCGCACGAGCCAGTCAATGGCATGTGCGGAGACTATGGCAGGATGAATTGTAGGAAGGAAGGGGTTAATCCGAAAGATGCGACAGTGGGACTATTAGAGCCGGGCTAGCCGCCGTAGGCGGTCCATCGTTCGACCTAACTCCGCACTGGTCCGGATACATCTCCGGTGCGTAGAACGTCGGCTCTACTTTCCCCTCTCCCGCTCGATCCGCTCGTCGTCGGCGGTCAGGAGCGCGGCGAGGCGCTGGGCCTCTGGCTCGGTGTAGCACAGCGCGACCTTCTGGAAGGTCACGTGGTGAACGACGGCGTAGAACGTCGGCTGGTCGGCCTCTTTGTCACACAGCAGCACGCGATACGCAACCATCACTGTCCCTCCTTCGGCCCCTGCGGGAGCCAGCCCTGCGCGACGAGATATTCGCGGGCGTAGAGGTCCATCGAGGTGTGATACCCGATGTCCTTGTCCTCCATCCACGGCCCACGGGAGGAGATCGGGGGTCATCACTTGTTCACCCACGCGGTTATCATGTCTCCGACAATGCCGAACACCACGACAGCGGACACGAACCCCAACGTTCGCAGTAGCGGCCCCGAGAACGCCGACCAGAATGCATTCCACCCAGCTACAAACTCAGTCATCTACGTCCTCCCTGTCTCGCGCACCGTGCGGCGGTCCCGCTGCTGCGCCGTGGGACTCATGGCTGCACCAGCGTCCGCAGGCGAGTAACCGCCACTGACAACGTCCCTGTCGGTGACGGCATGAAGTAAGCGCGCACCACCTCCCGCGCCACCCGCTCGATCTCAGCGGCCCGATCGAGGGTGTGTTCAAGTTGCTGCCGTTCCATGTCCATCTCGTCACTGTGCGTGATGCTGCTCATTTGATTCTCCATCGTGGTCGGCGGTTGCCCTCGTCGCGCCAATCGTCGTGCTGTCGTTGACTCACGCGCTCGACCCAGTAGTCGAGCCAGCCGAATAGGATGGCGATGCTCAGCGCCATCGCCACCGCAGCAGCAGTGCCTGTCAGCCACGCGCCCGTGATCCATGTGAATCCATTCATGGCCTGTCTCCTACCATTCCCTGCGACGAGAGGAATTGATACCGTCGCCGACCCGGCACCTTGTCGCTGTTATCGCAGCCGGGGCATTCATCGGGCATCGTCCGCAGTTCCTGCGGGTGATACTCGCTGGCCCACTCATGCACAGAGCAGACGCGCACGATGTCAATGTCCTCGCCCGCCTTCACTTTTATGATGTAGCTCATGTCTCTGCTCCTGCGCTCTGCGATTAGATGAATGCCTGCTCGGCTATGTCCATCTCGTATTCGCACTCATTGCAGAGGCCGTCGATCATTCCGTTGTCTGAGGACGTCGTGATGTGAGGATGACGCGAGCAGCGCCGTGCGTCGCCGGTATATTCTGAATCGCGGACATGCTCGTCGTAGCCGGTGATGTTGTCGTCTGCATCGTAGGAAATCGTGTTGTCCATGGTCTGTCTCCTGTTGTGGGTGAAGGGTGAGGCCGGTGGATGTCCCGGCCTAGATGACTTGTGTTACCCGACCCACGTAATTCCACTGAACAGGAAATCGTTGTTCGAATGATTCTTCCTGTCATTCACGCCTACGACCACCGGGGCGAACCGACCATCCTCGCTGACTGCGATCAGGTGTCGAACGTCTGAGATGTCCTTGCCGAGTTTCTTGCAAGCGATGACCAGTGCCCTCAGTGCGGTGGCGGCGGTGGGGTATGTCCGGTCGGTCTTGAGGAGGTTCATCGCGTGTCCCTTCGTTTGTTGTTAGCGTCAGTGCCAACCAACATCAATATAATATAGAAACCACATACTGCTGTCAATCGTTTATTTTGCTCAATTTCCTTAGGGATTTCGCGTATTTTGAGAATCTTGCGGCAGGTGTAATCGATTATTCCTGCGGCTTGCCGTACGCTCTGGCGTCCTCGATGGCGATGCGCATGTAGCCTGACGGCAGGTAGTGCGGCATCAGTGCGCCCTTCGCTATGTCGCGATAGACAGTCGCTCGATGCACCTGCCAGTAGGCAGCGATGTCAGCGATGGTGACGTATGGCTCAGGGTGCGTAGCGAGATCAACGATGGCGCTCATTAGAACAGATGCGTCTGGTGTGGATGATGCGTAGCCGCCATCATCATGATGATCGAGTCCGTGAGATGGATCACATCGTGATCCATCAGGCATGATGCTTTGTCGCACGTAAACCGCACGGCTAAGTTTGTATCTGAATCTGGCGTGACTGGATGTATCGCATCGCCGCAGACCACGCAGGACGCGGTGAGATCGAACAGCTTATCCAGCATGTATGGATCATCTGGAAATGTGATGTTGAGGCATTCTTTCAACAGCGTCTGCTGCGGTGAGACTCTGCGTTTGACATGCATGGTCGGCACCAGCACCAGCCACGCGGGATGACGCAGCAGCCGTTCGCGGAATCTATCTATACTGCCCATGGAGTCTTCTCCGGCAGCGCGGCGATCAGCCCTGCCTGATAGCGGTCGTGTTCAGCCTTACCCTCTGGCGTTCGTGCGTAGCCCCACTGCTCCATGAGATTATCGACGCGCATCTCGCACCACAGCTTCTCGTGATCGTACTGCATGCCGTAGCTGTAGGGATGCTCCATGAAGGTCGAGCCTTCAGGGATGACAATCTCTACGCCGCGCCCCAGCGCATAAGCTGACCACCACAGCACGTTCGGGCGTTCCATGATCCATTCACGCGGTGAGCCGAATTCCATCCCAAGCAGCGCGATCTTGGTGAAGCCTTCGTGGATCGCGAGTGCGATCTGATACGCGAACGTGCAAGCCCACCATGCGCCGATGCCAATCTCCTGCTGCAAGAGTTCGCGTGGGAACTGCACTGCGTTGGGCATCGCGCCATACTGTCGTGCCTTCTTCAGGTCAGCCACATAGAGCGGCACCGGGCACTTGTTCATCCAGATCAGATCATCAGATGGCTGCGCATGCATCTCGTGAATTTCAAACCAGCGGTCTGCGCGTAGCACACCGTTCGCATCGTAAGCGGTCGCGTTGTAGTAGCCGTTGTTCAGTCCCCAGATTTCCCATGACGGGTCATGCTGGAACAGCGTCACATCTTTGCTGGTCGGCCCGAAGGCCATGATGACCACGCCTGTGCGCTTCGGTTCGCAGATCACGCGACCTTCCTCTGCGCTCACAATGGAGGTCTTGGCGTTGTGTTCAGACAGCGTGATGCTGTCGATGATGCGGCTGACGCGATCTAGTTCTGCTGGTGTCATTGGTATTGGTATCTACGTAGAAGTGTATGTGCCGTTCTCTCTGACGTATTCTTCTGCCACTTCTCTTGCGTTCTCTCCAGCCGCCACGCGCCTTCGCGCTTCCTCAATCTGAAAATACGTCAAGGTGGAACGTGGCCCCGGTGCATGACTGACAACGGTGATGGAAGATTCAGGTTGATTGAATTTGTCAGCAGGAGAATATTTGTGATCCGTCATGGCAGCATCTCAAGTTTAAGAACTCTTGTCATAACGTCTCCAATGGTGTCGGTGCCCACCATAACGTTTGAATAGCCCACTACTTTATATCGTGCGTCTGATAGCAACAAGAATTCTTTCTCATACTAGTGGTCAGATATAGGGTTTACCCACACTCCAGCATTAGGCTTGATCACCAGCAGCTATGGGTTCGTCTGACGGTTCTTGCGCGGCTGCTTCTTCTTCTGCCGCTGTCTCTTCTGCTGTTCGTGGCTGCGCCTCTTGCTCCGTCTTGGCTTCAAACGAAATGCCTACGGTGCATCGGCAGTTCGGATGCACGGGTGGTTCTTCGACACCCTCGCCGTCTCCATCTAAGAATGGCTCATCGAGTCCAACGATCTGACCATCCATAGGCTCACAGATGTCACAGAGCCGATCATCGTCTGACGTAATCCATTCGCGGTTCGTCTCGCTTGGATCAAGCAGCCCTTGATCGACGGCTTGCTGCCATGCCTCTCTCTGACCTTGGTGGGCTGATGCAATGATCTCAGTTCTCGCAATCGTTTCGCCGCGATAGCGCAGGAGCTTTGCTTCGTATCGAGCCGCCATGCGCTCGACTTGATCCGCAGGTCGATCTTGATTGCCGATCTTGTCTCGGTAGCGTGAGGCTGCGATGCTTTGCTTCTCAGTCAATCCCACCATGTCGCGGATCACTCTCGCGGCGTCCTTTGGTGCGATGCCTAGATCAAATGCGCTGCCGATCACCGACTGCACACCCTTGCGAGTCTCGCTGCTGATATTGGTAATCAGGTTGCTGCTCGTTGTTCTGGCCCACATGATCGCATCAGGGCTTTTCAGATTGAAATCCGTATTGATGCCGATGCGTCCCAGCCCCTTTGACGCCATACCACCGGCAAGTCCATACGTTGTAACAGGCACCTTGGCTGTAGAGTCTAGAACTGAAGGCCATTTCTTTTCAAAGACAGAGGTATATGCCAGAAGCCTGTCGTTGTTGGCGACTGCTTGCGTCAGCATGCCCATGTCTATATTGCCCTTCATCTGATCGACCGCTCTCAAGAATGAATCCCGCATGCGCGGCTCCATCTTGTCTGCGAGTGTGATCAGGGCATGCGTCCGCGCAGCCTTCATCCAGCGTGGCGTGATATGGCTGAGATGTGTTCTGGCTGCGCGGATAGCTTGATGCATGTGTCTGTCTTACATACCCGGCAGAGTGCCGTCACAGACGAGGCTCGACACGATGAACGACACAATGCCAGCCACGGCCAGCGATGCAGTCTGCGGACTCAGGAAGGCATAGGGGCTATCGTCAATCACCATTGACATCGTGAAGGCCACGGCACCGATCAGGTCATCCTTGTGACCACCGACGCCCTTCTTCACTTCTGGAATGACCCAGACAATTTCCACCATGCTCGCCGCGACCGTTCGACACGCCGCCGCACACGCGACATCTTCTGCTGCGCCGACGATCATTTTCTGCGCCACCGCAACAGACATCGGCGCAAACATCGCAGTCGTTTCCGCTTCCGTTTCCGGGTTGTTCAGCGTGGCTGCGAATGCACCCGTCAGTGCTGCGCCAAGCGCGATCGAACACGCATGTGAACTGAGATACTCGCCAATCGCGACGAGTCCCTCCTCGACCTGCACTGCGCCTTTTTCGATGGCCTGTGCAGCGACCTTCAGGCCAGCATCGAAATCATCACCAGCGATCTTCGCGGCCTCTGCTGCATCATTCAGCGCATCAACAGAGGCTTGCTGGACTGGTTCAAGCACTGTGTTATTCAGTGTGGCAATAGCCGCGTTCGTTCCATCAACGATCTCATCAGCCGTCTGATTCAAGATCGTTGAGGTCTGCTTGATCGCATTGTTCGTGATAGTTGTTGCTTCTGCGATGACTGCGTTTGTCGCATCAATGACATCCTGCGCAGCCTTGTTCGCCGCGTCAATAGTATCTTGCGCAGCCTTTGCTGCAACATCTGCTGCATCCTGTGCAGCCTTCGCCGCCGCATTCGCTGCATCCTCAGCAGCCTTCGCTACGGCGTTAGCCGCATCTTCAGCAGCCTTCGCCGCTGCATTCGCTGCATCCTTCGCGGCCTTCTCAGCGGCTTTCTCTGCGTCGGTCAACCCATCGACCACATCATCCGCAGCCTTCGTAATGTCATCCCAAATGCTCATCGCGTCACTTCTCTTTCGTCAGTGTGAATGATTAGGACTGCTCGTCAATTCTGTTGAGCGTGTCCCGCTTGGCGCTGCTCCATGTCTGACCAGCATCGCCACCCCAGAGCCCCCATGCGATGCGACCAGCCGAGGGGAAGCCCTTCTCACCGGGTGAGTAGCCCTCGCCCTGCTTATCAACTTCGTGCCGCGCAAAGTAGGACGCCATCTTCACCACCAGATCGCGGCTCAGTTGATCGCCACTCAAGATGCGCCGTGCTGAGTTGATGCCGACATCGGTGCCACCGCGACGGAACTCGGCTCTCCATGCCAGCGCTTTCTTGGCTTCGCTTCTCATCCCAGCCGTTGGCTCAAGATTGATATCCGTGCCGCGATAGTTCGCCTTGCTCTTGAGTTCCTCGACTGGCAAGTCTTCAACTGGCAATTCCTCAACAGGCAATGCGTCTTCTTCTGGTTCGACAACCAGCGTGTCCTGCTCTGGTGTCGGGCCGAGATCCACATTCGTAGGCGGCAACAGATCGTCAATGCGAATAGGCGTCACTGATGGTGGCACGAACACCACATCCTTGAACTGTTCGAGATCGCTGCGGCCCATGATCGCTCTCCACTCGTTGGCTTCCATCGCCCACGGTGCAGCCATCGCGACTTTGAGTTCAAACTCTTTGTCTTCCATCACTGGCGTGACGTAATCAACAACGAGTCGATCATCGTATTCCGGCATCAGCAATTCTTGGAACATGCTCCGGCGCATTTCCAGACGCGGCACCAGCACATCCTTCGCATAGATCAGATCGCTGCCTTCAATCGTGGCGCGGTTGCTGTTGTTCAGGATGCCGAGCTTCTCTGGTGGCATGCCCCAGACCTGCAAGATGATGTCGCGTTCCTGCATACGCACTTCGGTGAGCATCATCTCCTTCAGGTTCTTCTGGAACTCATACACGCCGACTTCGCGTGACATGAAGTGCGGCTTGCTGCTGCGCCAGTACCCTTGCAGACGGTTCAGCCAGTCCTGCTCAAACCGCTTCGTCTCGGTCTGATTCATCTCGCCTCGATCACCCTTGGGGTAGATCAGGAAGTCAGGCTGTGCGCGATTGAAGAACACCTGCCGCGTTGTCTTCGCAGCATACTCATCAATCTCGGCTTCGTCTGCGACGGCCTGTCCAAGTCCAATGCCGCGACCATACGGCTGCGCAGGATTTGGATCAGACATCCAGAGAATCTCTGACGCTGGGATGTTCTCGTGCCAGCCGCGATAGTTCATGCGGTAATACGGCCATGCGGGTGTCGGTGTCGAGAACACCCACGGCGGCGGGATGGGCCACAGTTCAACTGTTGCGCCTAGTGGGTTGCGTCCCTTCAGCATGAAGGTTTCACCAACCAAATCCATATGCAGAGATTCAATCCGGCGCAAGGCCACTCCCGTATGGAAGCCGTTGCCCTTTGTCATAATGTCGAGGAAGGGATGATCGGTGATTTCTTCCAGTTCGCCAGACGCGGCACGTTCTCTGATCAAAGTCTTCCGTAGTTCATACCCTGCGCGTTGCAGCTTGCGGTCACGATAGGCGCGTTCCTTCGGTGCCTTTCGTGTGACGTACAGCCGCCACTCGACTGCCGACATGCTGTTCGCGACTCGACCGGCACAGGCTCGCAGCCACGGCATCGTTGCGTAGCTGTCGAGGATGCCGAACGCGCCTCGCTCTGGCGGGTCGCCCTGACGACCGGGGTAGATGTTGTTGAGAATCGTATCGAGCGTGACAGACGATTCAGGCCGTCCGCTCACAAGCGCCTTCGCGCTCATGCTGAACAGCGACCATCGATCTCTCATCGAAAGTTGTGGCATGGTGTCTTTCTGTGATCTTCAGGATGGTGGAGATCGACGGGCTTGCACCGTCAGTGACCTGCGCCAATTCATGCCAATGACAACACTGCATGGCGAGTCAAATCCCCGATTAGCGCGGGAACCAATGGCCGGAGTTCATCGCGTCGATGGCTGCGGCTTCGGCTGCGGCAAGAGCGGAGGCGTCATCAAGAGCAGCATCGTCGCCGCCCCAGATGCGTAGTGTCCGAGTATTCATCGAATGCCATAACGACACAGCAAGAGCCAATGCGCAGACGGCATCATCATGTAACCCTGACGGCGCAGTATAGCGCACTCCGGTGCGTGTGTATTCAAATTCGAATGCACCCAGTTCATTGGCAATCACGCCGTCTGGGAAAGTGATCTGCCGCTGCTGGATGGCGACCGCAAGACCTTCCATGATCTGCTGCTTGCTGCTGCTAGAGAATTTAAAGCCTTCATACCGTGTGCCTTGATCACGCCCACGCTTCTGCAATGATTCCAGCACGGGATCACCGACACCTGTTGAGTCTACAAGCGCCGTCACCTGACCAGTCAGCCCAATGATCCTGCTGATTGTGTCTTCCCATGGGCCTTGCCATCGCTCAAAGTCGCAGACGCCTCCCTGAGCGTCTAAGGCTATTGCAACAGTCCAGTCACTCGACTTGGCGAGGTCGATGCCCCAGACCACCGCAGGGCCAGCGCTCAGTGGTGCCACGCACTTGTTAATGGCGTCTATGCCGAATGGATTCGCGGCATCGTCCGAGGGTTCTGCAAGGTAGAGTTCCTTGAACACAGATACTGGCAGGTGGCGTTGCGCGTCTTCAATTTCAGATCGTGGGATGACCTTCGCGTCAGCCGCATCATGCGCTGTGATACGAGCGTAGTGCATGTCTGGTGCGCCTGACTCTGCACGACGCGCCATTCGATACGCCCAGTTCTTTCGGCCTTTGACGTTGCCAATGATCCTGATCGGGCCGTTCGTCGCAGTCAGTGTGGAACGAACTGCGACCCACGCATCTTCCTTGCAGCGCGTGGCTTCATCAATGACTGCGGCGTAGACATCCTCACCGTAGAGTGAGTCAGCATGGTCTGCGCCTTTGAACCAGATGATCGCGCCGTTGCTCAATGTGAGCGTAAGTTCAGTGAGATTTACCGTGTACAGGCTTCGCGGCATGAACCTACGCAAGCGCTTGAACGCAATCTTTGCCTGATCTCTGATAGGCGCAACCCACCAAAAGTTTTGGCCTTCTGATCCACTCAACGCTTGCTCAGTCAGCCAGACAATGCAGCCTACTGTCTTCCCTGACTTTGTTGACGCCTCTATTAAGCCATAGCGTTCCTTGCAGAATATGGCGTTCTTCTGTTTTGGATACAACACCGGCCTTGTATAGCTGTGTTCTACTTGCGTAGGCATCGCGTTAATGTATAAAGCCGTTACTTCGTTCTGATAGAGTCAATGAATTTTGCTGCAACTCCATCTACGTATGTTCTATTCAACATTGGGTGATCTTCATCTGATGGCCCCATGTCAGTATCCGGATGCCATGCGATTACATCCAGCGTAGAGTCAGTAGTTTCAAATGCGTGACGAGAGCCTTCTGGTAACAGCCAGACCATGCCCTTCTTCAGTTCGATTCTTTGATCTGGTAGATTGCACCAGCCATGCCCAGAGATAATCAAGCCACATCGAACGCTCTCATGCGTATGCATGGTTTGATTAATGCCAACCGGGAAGTGCAAATGATTCAAGCACGGATCGCCGATTTTCATCGGGCCGATCAGTAGCGTATCTGTGCATCCATCGATGTATTTCAGCCGACCTGTTTCTTCAATCGGGCCTCCTAGATAGAACTGACCCTTATATTCTGGAAGCATAATCAGAGAGCATGTCCCGCTGACATAGATAGCTAAAAGACTTGGGCTGCTAAAGAACATTCCAGCCTTTATCGAATATTGGCCTTCAGCAGTGATGATAATTCCATTACTGTCAGTCGCTCCGTAAAATGTCCTTACCTGATCAGGCGTAGTAATCGGAGCCGATTCTGCGGCAGACCAATGCCCATCTACATTCCAAACGACGCACGGATAAGAACCGTTATCTGGCATCCTTCCTGTGACTGAATACATTACGTCTTTCATTTGGGAACCCATCCTTGAGAAAACTCTTTTTTTCTGCGTGAAACAACTTCTGGTGAACCGGCTTTTTCTGCCAGCCTATACACTTCTTCGTCTTCCATCCCCAATAGAAGGCATATTTCTTCAACGGCCATACTGGATGCGATTAATTCGGACACGATCTTTGCCATGTCCAGAACAGCGTGTTCGCCTCTGGCTCTGTTGTGGCGAATCGTTGACATCATCAAGTGAGAGCGGGAGTTAATGATCCTTACTATAGGCACAAGTCCATTAGTAATTGCAGCAATCGAAGCATCAGCAGATGTCTTCCACCTATGCTCTCCATCAACAATTACAGGCTTCTCTCCGCTACTATCATCAAACACGACAATCGGCTGAGTCCATCCATCTTCCAATAAACTTATTTTAAGCAGCTTGAATTCTACTTGCGGCTGCTTATTTGGATTGTAATCATTTGGCCTGATTGAGTCTCGCGGAACCCACTCTACCGCGCTGATTGGCTGATTTATCATTGATGTATCCCACGCTTCTTTCTCTCAGAGAGCGCAACGTTACAAATTTTTTGGAATACCCTGTCAAACTTATTCCCACCTACTCGTGCTGCTATATAAATTAACTTCCAGCTAAAGCCGCTTAATGGATCTGGCTCTGCGTCTGGTAGGCTCACCTTGCTTCTTGATCTATGCACACTCAACATACGAGCGATGGCCTTTGAGACTTCCATGCGCGACTCAGGTGTTAATTTAGAGATCAGCCTCATAGTTACAGATTGCCAAGTATCGCCTTCAGGCAGTTCAGCGGATACTATATTGCTCCCATAAAGTTCGGTATTCGCATATCTCGCTGCCGTTGCCGCGCCATGCACTCTTGCTGTCATTTTTGACCATAGCTCAGGCCAGCAGGTCTTAAATTGATGAAGACCGCGAATTGGCTGTTCTCCAAACGGCGGTGCGCAGCGCTGCGAGTGAAGCGGCACTCCTTCTTTATGCATTACATCGTATGCATGGTTATAGTCCCACCCATACATATCAGGAGCAAGCCATACATCTTCGGTAGCCCAATCGTAGATTGGATATGCCTTTGTTACATTTTTTGAACCAGCAAATGGAGATAAGAATGCACCAAATCCGCTTTTGCTGGCTACAGATCCATACCGGCTCATGCTCTCTTGTGTGCGTATGCCCATGACCAGCGCAACAGTTCCCATGGATGGAGGGAACATTTTGACTCCGAGCTTGTCTAAGCCTGTACGCTCAAATCCGCTAAAGTCAGTGATCGCTGTCTTCGGCAAATCCCTAACCCATAGGTCTTTTTTCTCACTAGCCCACGGATTCCAAAATGGCTCACTCGTAGAACACGCATTCCTATGAACAATAGGGACGCAATACCACTTAAATTCTAGGTCTGGATTTGTTGATATTCTTTCGCAGTATTCAACTGTCTCTGGAGGTATGCATTCTTCATCGAACGTGAAGACATGCAACGGTAGGCGTTTGCGTAGCCTCGCTACTTCAAGGCATAAGTTAAGGCAGACCGTTGAGTCCTTGCCGCCAGAGAAAGACACTGCTACATGATCAAATGAGTCAAACAGGTATTCAATACGTTTAATGCTTAAGTCGTAACACGATGAGTCAACAGGCGATTTTTTTCTAATTTTCGGCATGTTCATCATTCCATTGAATCAAAGCCTTAGACAAAGCAGTGCCGGTAGAATCGCAGCCGAATACTACCTTGGCCTTCCTCAATATCTGATGAACCATCAGTTGTTCATCAATAGTCAAAGGGCAACTGAAGTGCATGAAATCGGAAGACTCTGCCTTATCAGTATTTGAACTTGCTTCTTCGCTAGATGCCATCTCCTCTATTAAAGCTGCATCTACATTAGATGACATTGATTTAATCAATTCATCGAACTCTGGAGTAACGCTGATCATTGAAGCAAGCAGCGATTGCAGTTGACTGTTATCAGATTCAGCCAGCGCAGCTATAGGATCAAAGGTTGCCAGCACTTTTGCTGCTTCAATATCATCTAAATCAACCACTAGCACCGGCACTATGGCGTCAGGTGTTGTCTCTGCCCTAAGATGTCCGTCGATGATCTGATACCCGCCTTCATACTCTCGCACCATGATGGCGTCTACGTAGCCTACTTCTTTCAAGATGCCTGACATGGCATCCTGTTGAGCTTTGGGATGCTTGCGCCAGTTTTGCGGATGCGGCGTCAGGTCGCTGGCCTTGATCCTCGTGAACTCAACAATGCGATCTCGTATGTCGAGGCTCATGCCTTCTTCCACGTATCCAGCGAAATGCTGTGCGTGTCGCCGTACTGCCCGACTTCGTTGCGCTTGATAATGTTCAAGTTCAGATAGCCGCGCTCGTTGGTGTGTGCCTCGATGAACCGCATCAAGTCTTCAGCCTTGATACCGACGTTCATGACGCTACCGCCGTTCGCGAAAATCTTTTCTTTGGCACTGCACTTCAAGTAAGTTTTCTCAGTCATTGTCATCCTCATTTTCGCCAAGCGTCCCGATGTCCAGTGTGAACTTTATCGGGCCAATCACTTCAGCCTTCGTCGGTTCATCCAAGCCGCAGAGCTTTGCGCGGCGTTCCATGATACGCACTTCCGCAAGAATAGCTTTCGTATCCCCCTTGTTCACATCAGCCGCGAGTCGCTGCGTCATGTGGTCGAGGCGCACAAGTTCCATCTCGCGCATCTTCTCTGCCGTGTCTTTCTTTACCTTGTCCAGCGATGACAGCGCGTTCTGTACGTCATGGTAGGACGTAGCCTCATTCACGCCGCAGTCCTTCGCAATGGCCCTGTAGCTGAATCCGAGCATCCGCATATCCATTGCTCGTTGTTGTCGTAGTGCGATCACGACTTCGTGACCCTTGGCTTTGCCTTGCTTCATAATGTTGAATCTCTATCGTTGATTGCTCACAAGTCTAATAGTGCGGCTGACATGTCTTCTAGAGCATCAATCTGCTTCTGCAGGTCATCTTTCGTCTGCTTTGGTTTCTCTGCTCTGGCGGTTCGTGGTTCTGATACCTCCAAATGCAGATCGTGCGCGAGATACGTTGCAACCCAGTCTATTTCCCCCTCTTCTTCCATGTCTTCAGATGGCTGAGGATCAAAATCAATGAACGATGGCTGAACCTTGAGCGGATGCAGCATGTAGGGTTCTGCGTCGCCAATCTCGTCTAATACCTCTATGGCGTCTTCGACGGTATACGCATCAAACACAATAGAGCGTGTGCCATTCGGCCACATGCACAGCCAGCGACCAGTCGTATCGAAATCCAGACGGTTCATGCTTTCTTGCCTCGCTTCTTGAGTGGTGCATCTTCTGTGTCTAGACCATCTAGCACGTTGATCAATGTTCCGCGCAGATACTCAGCAACGACGGCAAGTTCTTCTTCCGTGTCTACGCTCAGCTTTGGGCCAGTCCATGGCGTGTCGGCCTTCAACGTAATGCACGAGAGGTTCTTCTTCATCCATGTCGTGACATGCTCACGCTCCGATGGCTTTGCCAGTGCGTTGGCCTGTGCCAGTGCGTCCATGCTGAACACTTCCACATCCCATCCGTCTGGATAGCCGCTGGTCAGCGTGTCGTTGCTTGCATAATCGATTTTCGGTCTGTTCGCGAGGAACAGTTCCAGCGTCTTGCTGGCGACAGTGGGGTCTAGCGCAGGGCAATCTCCCGTCAGGCGCATCACCGTATCGACGTTGCGGCCCTTAGTGGCGTCCATGAAGCGAGACAGCACATTCTGCTCATCGCCCAGCACAGGGTAGACGCAAGCCTCTCTGATGATCTTCTCTAGCCGCGTATCACCTGCCGGGATAGCAGCCACCACAAGATCCACACCTGCGATCTGCTTGGCTCTCTCCAAGACATGCACAATCATCGGCGTGCCGTTAATATCTGCCAGAACTTTATTAGGGAACCGCGACGAGTTCAGCCGCGCTTGAACGATAGCAATCACCATGATGTGTCTCCTGTGTAGTGCAATTCGCGCATGGTTGCGAGATCGATGTAGGCATTCATGCGGTCGATTGATGTGTCATCATTGCATGTGCGCTTCGTCGCTGTCAGCGACACAACCGTATCAGCCGTTCTCGTGCCTTCCGCATCTGACATCTGCCAATAGACGATTCGGTGGTCAGTGCGTAGGCCAACAAACAGAAAGAACGGAACTTGAAGATCGGCTGAGATTCTACAGCCGCGCTTTATTTTGTCATTCGTAATCAGGTAACTCCCGTAGGCATGTAGTTGCTCATAACCCATGTCCCTACATTTTACCTCAGCAATCGCCATTAATGTTCCATTACGTGCGAATAATGCATCGATGCTGGCACTCGATGTCAGCGCTGTTTCGATAGCGTCTGCATGATAGGTCGCAGCAATGATCTGTGTGAGTCTTGATTGCCGTGATACCCATGACTTACCAGCGGATGTCAAGCAATCGAGGCTCACTTGAGTCTCCAGACCATGATCCATCGTGCGTGATTGGAGATCCTCACTGACTGCTTACGCTGCCCCGTGAATTCCCATCGTTCGCCTCTGAAGAGTGACCCGGCCGCATTGCCGAGTAGATTCCCATCGTGGCCGAGCAGCGCGAGTTGCCGGTAGACATCATCGGCCGTTACGCAGCGATCTGGCTTGCTGTTCGCGAGAGACACAGCCAGCATCCGTGCATAGCTCAGCACATACGCACGTTTCACAGCCGCGAGTTCTTTGCCAGCCTCCCTGAGCGTCTTGCCTAATTTTAGGTCAAATTTTTTCATGAGGCATACATCCGTGATACAGGGAACGGTTGATCTGTGCCGCCAAAGCCACGCCTGAAGAACTCTATGTCTCGCCCCTTCTTGCTTGTGGCGTGTCCCTGCCAGCCCATGTCAAATCTATTACTGGTGCTCGTTTGTATTGCTTCCCAGATGAGAGCGTGGTTAATGTCTTTGGATCGTGTCGCTGCATGGCCGTAATACTCCATGTCTTTGTATGTGTAGATATACACCGCGCCATCGCAGATGCCAGCGACGTTCCATGCCAGACAGAGATACGCATGGCCTGACTGCACCCATGCCGCCATAGCATCCCATGTGATCTGCGGTCTGGTTTCTTTTTCAGCTTGCTCACGATGAAGCGCATGCAGAATAGCAACGTCCCGTGGATCATTCGATGCGTATATGCGATGCGTCTTATCTGCATTATTCACCAGCGATTTATAACTCTTTCGAACATGCAGCCAGCGTTGAATCACTTCGATGTCGCACATGGGTTGCAGGTCAATGATGCGTGTCTTCCATGACAGGTCGTGTGCCTCTGTGCCAGCGTATGTGCCTCTGAAATCGTAGTGATCGATGTGATAGGCATCCATTACATGGCTCAGGTGTTTGCGCATCTCATCTCGTGCGATGTCATGGCTCCAGATCGGCTGCGGACAGGGATTGGAATCATAGAGCAACGCGCTGCCATCTTGAATGATCGGGCAGATGGCGACGATCTCTCCATCCTCAATAACAGCGAAGCTCAGATTCAGAAGATGAGTTCCAAGAGATTCGCAATACGACATCCATCCAGATCGATGCCAGAACCATGCATCAGGATGCGTGTCGCAGTAGCTATCCCACTGCTGACTTAGTGAGTGTGACCACGGGAGAATCACCTGACCACCGAGCGGTATTGGCGCATCTCTAACTCTTTGACTGAGAGCGCATGCACAGACTGACCTACGGCGAGTTCTGCCTTCCTGATGTTCTGCACATACTCTGCGAATGCTTTGGGTAGATGCGCGAATGCACCACCGTCAGGATTCAGCCCATCCGTGTCTATGAGTTTCATATGCGCTTCTATGATGGTTGCACCCGCGCACACGGCATAGGCTCCCATCTGTGGATCACCGCTATGGTCTGAATACCCAATCGCGTGATGCGAGTATCTACCCACGAGACGCCAAATGCTCCTCAAGTGCATCGATGGCAACGTGGCCGGATACGCCGTTACGCAGTGCAAGAGTGCATCTTGTTGCCTGATTTTCACAGCAGGAGAGATAGCCTCATTGATGCTGACAATGACTTGCCTATCACCAGCCTCAGCAATCGCAGCGTGAAGCACATCTGTGCTGTGTGACTCAAACGCGGATACTTTCATCCGCTTCACAAACCGCGAGACAACCGTGGCATCTTCAGGCAGGAAGCACGTAGCCATGAACTCAATGCGTTCGCCGCAGTAGTCCTTTAGGACGCTCATCCATTCGACTGGTATTTGATATTTCTTGTATATGTCTCTGTAATACTTCGGCACACGACGCCGATCAGCCAGACGATCTGCGTCAGACCAGAACTGAACCTTCACCGCGTTACATCCTGTCTCTGCGGCAAAATCGATGAGCTGCTTGGCTTTGCGAATGTCTCCATCGTGCGCGGAAGCCATCTCTCCAATGACAAAGACGCTCATACGGCCTCTCTGTCATGACTCAGCAGCCCCATCATGATGCTGTCTACGAACCGGCCATCGCGGAATGCATGTTCGCGTTGACGGCCTTCATAGGAGAATCCGATTCGTTCTAATAGATTCATGCTTGCGATATTGAAGTCGTAGACTTCTGCCCAGATGCGATGCAGCCCTTGCTGAAATCCCCATCCCACCAGCAGCGACAGCGCACGTTTCATCAGACCCTTGCCACGGAACAATGGCTCACCAATATAGAAGGAAATTTCTGCGTAGCGGTTGTGTGTATTCCATCCGCATAATCCAATCACGCCGATGGGCACTTCATGCTGCATCAGCATGAACATGTGGTCAGTGCGATCAGGCCCAGAGATACGCTCAAACCAGACCCCTTGATCGACACGGCTCAGTGCTTTCCATTCGCGTGTCCTGCTTCGTAACTCAGGGTCGTTACGCCATACCCGCAAACGCTCAAGATCGCCGCGCTCGATTGGGCGCAGAGCGATGTCGCCATCAGAGAGGAACGCACTCATCGGCGCACCGAGGCTTCGTATGGTGCCGACCGCACAGCGAGTGCTAACTGCGCATCGTCCATTGACTGCATTCTCCCAATCACACCAGCGACAACCTCGCGTGCCTCATCTATGTGATGCGTGTTCATCACTCCGCTGATGTTCACGATCTGCGGGTGGAACAACACACCGGCCTCAGCGCATTCCTGCACGAAGTAGCTCATGCCGATACGCTGGTTATGCCTCAGCAGCCTGATCTGGAAGTGCGGTGGATACCCATGCAATGACACCACATCTTGATCAAATGCATCCCACAGCCGCTTCCCGTTGCTGCGGATCGTCTCGATGATTCCTTCTGACTCATAGACATCCAGCATCGCGCTGCATGCCGCAAGACCAATCGCATCGCCTGAATATGTTCCAGAGATCGGCCACGCATGCTGCATCACGCGGACAGAACCAGTCACGAATGCGAAGGAGTATCCCGCCCCGAACGCTTTGCCGAATGTCGCCATGTCTGGTGTGACAGAGAAGAATTCCTGCCCACCTGCCAGCGCATGTCTGCCACCCATGATCATTTCGTCAAAGATCAGCAGCGATCCTGCCTGATGCGTCATCGCTCTGACAGCCTTCAGAAATCCGTCTGGTGGTGTGCTGAGTCGTGCGGGTTCAATCATCACCGCAGCAACATCAGGCCCGAGCGCGGCTTCAAGGCTGTCTAGGTCGCCATAGGTGAATGACCTGACGAACTGGCTCATGCCGTCAGGCACACCGGGATGCATATCTGAGAGAACTCTAAAGCCATCATGCCAGCCGTGATACCCCGTGTCTTCGCAGAGGATGACATCACGCCCTGTGTAGCTTCTGGCGATACTCGCGGCTGCGGAACAGGCTTCAGATCCTGTCTTGAGAAACCGAATATTCTGAGCGCACGGAATGACCTTGCAGAGGCGTTCTGCCACTTCATACTCTAGGCGATGCGGAAAAGAAAACAGCGCACCGTCTACCACTTGCTCAATGACGGCCTCTTCTATGACTGGATGACCATAGCCCAGCGTAGTCGCGCCCAGAGAGCACACGAAGTCGAGATACTCCCTACCATCCGTTGCTGTCACATATGGCCCACGACCGCTGTAGGCGAATCGTTCGCCATCAATTGGGTATGAGGCTGGACGCTTCGACATCGTGTGCGATCCACGCGGTGTCATGGCTTCAGCGCGTTCTCGTAAGGTCATCGGCATCGCGTCACCTGTGCAATGACATCCATGACAGCGATGCCTTGCTGTAAGGTGCATCCAAATGTAGGTTGCCTCTTATTTTTTACAGCATCAAGAAAATGGCTCATTGCTGCGACATACATGTGGTTTCCTAGCTCAGAAGGATCTGCGAACTCGTACTCAACCGTGGATGATCCACTGTAGAGCGACCATGTGCGGTCATATTTCTTCGATGACCCTAACAGTTCAACTGACCATCCATTGTCAAAGCCAAGATAGGCCCATCGGCTAGATGCATTCACATCCCAAAACACTAACGGCCCTGCGCCAAAGTACAACGCTAAATCAATTTCGTGTGACATCTCTGATAGGAAATTGCCGCGACCAGATTCACCAACCCATTGATCCATGTTGCAAGCGCAGAACAGCTTTCCGCTGTCAATAGCTGTCGCTCCGACCGCCGTTGCGTGTTTTCTGATGTCAGGATGGAAACGCAGTTGATAGCCCACCATGATCGTAGGCAGGTCTGGCTTCTTCGCGATACGCCGCAGCGCACCGAGGTCTGCCTGTGACGCAACAGGCTTCTCGATATACACCGGAAGCCTTTTCCTCATGCACACCTTCAGCACAGACATGTGATGCGCAGTCGGTACACAGATCACGGCAGCGTCTGCGTTCGCCAGTTTCTTACTCAGCTCGGAAAGTTTCATCGTGCGCGGATGGGTGTCGATGACCGACACGGTATGGCCCATCCGCAGCAGGTTGCTGGCATGGCGCATCCCGATACTACCGACGCCAATGACTGCAACAGTCATGCGTGTACAACCTGAAGAACTTGCGGTGAGTCGGCTGACGTATACATGAATCCGTGTGGCACTCGTTCGCCATGCATGAGTTCCATGTCAGAATCTCGCAAGATTACATACATCCCATCTGCGTTCAGCCAGCATCGCTCTGCTTCTTTCTTGCTGACTAACTCTTCGTGCATCTTCTCACCGGGCCTGATGCCAATCTCTTTGACAACGCAATCTGGGAAGCCCATCGCCAACGCGCCCACTGTCGCGCTTGGGATGCTCGGCACGAAAATCTCGCCGCCGATTCCATTCCTGATCGCGTAGATAACCAGTTCTACGGCTGAAATGACTGGTCGTCCATGTGGCTCCTCATAGACCATCACATCCGCATCAGGACTCAGCGGCATGTGGAAGCGCGTCATGGTTTTGTCAGTGACCGTGATCTCGCCAGTCTTCTGCTGCTTGATGAACAGCGGGATCACACTGCCGCTTGACCCTGCCACATTCCCATAGCGCACTGACGTATAACCAAAGTCAGAGATGATCTTCTCGGCCTTTGCCTTGCTCTTGCCGTAAGCATTGACAGGTGCGCATGCCTTGTCTGTCGAGAGAGCCACCAGTGTTGAGACGTTGCGTGACATGGCGAACGTAGCGATATTCCTCGCGCCAGCCACATTGATGTCGTTGACGTAGTGCGTGTGGTTCTCTCCAGTCACGATGTGTTTTTCAGCAGCCGCATGCACCACTGTGTCTACGTGCCCTGCATAGCAATGATGAAGATCGTTCATGTGGCGCACATCGCCGGGGACAACAAGCAATCTGCTGTCTGGGAAATCTTGCTCTAGCTTGTAGCGCATCTCCGCGTTGCGAGAGACGGACACAATTTTTTCAGCCATCTCATGCTTGAGCAAATACGCGATGAAGGCGCGACCGAATGATCCTGTCCCGCCGGTAATCATGAGGGTGCCGAATGTCATTGTGTCTTTGCTTTCCATGAATAGGCGCACACGTTACAGAACCAGTCCGCGCCAATTTTCTCGATCATCCTGTCTTCGCCACAATGAGGACAGCGCGTATCTTTTGTTTCACTCATGCCAGATTCTTCTTCTGCCAGCTATCATCGTTTTGCGGAAGACGATTCTCGTAGGTATAGCCACAATACAGACAGGCGTGAGCGCAACTCTCGCTGTTTTCTACAGCGATGTGTCCTTTCGCAGTGAGTATGCGATGCGCGACGATCCATAGGTCGCTTTCGCAATTGGGGCAGTGCAGCACGGAAACCTCTGGTATCACTGTCTCAGCCATCAATCACCTCCACGAAGTGCATGCACATGCTGCAACTTCAGAGTCGCTTTTCTTGTCCGCATGAGATCCAGCGCCATGCGCTCGGCCTCATAACGTGGGTAGCCGCCGTCGTATTCAATGATGGCGGCCCTCTCTTCGTAATCGATGCGCTCGGCATCTGTCATTGTTTTTATTTCCATGGGATCGGTAGAACCTCATCGCAACGCTCACATCGATACGAAGCGATTCCATCTTCTGTCCGTTCAAATCTCAGATGCCCATGTCGGGAAATGCACCCGGCGAACATGCGGTTCGCGCACTTCAACGCCTTGTCGATTCGCTCGATCCAAATTTTACTCATGCGCCCACGCCCCGTCGATCAATCGTTCAATCTCCAACGAGTACGCATCTCCAGACAATCGAATGGTGCCGCTCCGATGTACGCGGTCATGGCAGAGCGCACAGATCAGGATGACATTTTCAAGCGTGTCAGTCCCGCCGTGGCTGCGATAGACGATGTGGTGGTGGTGGGGTTGTCGCTGGAGATCGAATGCGACCATGTGGCATTGGCAGATGCGGCAGGTAGAGCCATCTCGCGCATCGACAGACAACATGACCTGAGCGCGGACGCGCTGTGTCTTCGCTCTCTTCCGCGCTTTTGTCCTAGCGCGTGGCTCAGGCTTTGGGATCATCATGCATGCGCCGCCGTCAACGCGAGTACATCATCGAGCGTTCTGACGATATGGAATACCCATCCAGCCTGACGGAACTTCACTTGTTCAGATGTCAGCTTGCCTCGGCTGAATTTGACTTCTACAAGCACAGTGATGCCTCGCAATGAGCAGACTAAATCTGGAAACCCACCACCTTGCGATGAGGTGTCATGGACGAGCCAGCCGCATTTACGCAGATACAGAATGATGTCTGAGTGATTACGGTCAACCCGTCCATACCTATGCATTAGGACTTCTTCGTGGTTACTTTCACTTTTGCTGTGCGGCCTTCATTCACCATGCGTTCAATCAGCGCATTCTGATCCGCAAGATCGGTGCAGGAAATTACGGCCCACAATGCCACAGCCTTCTTGCTCTCTGACTTCAGCTTTGCAACGAACTGGCCTTGCGTCAGGTTCTCAGCAAGAATGCGCTCAGCCCATTCCTTCTGTGCCGTAGGTTCCAGACTCGCCAGACCGTTGACGTAGTGACCGAACGCCACGCCATCGAGTCTGTTTTCCTTGCCGACATTCTTCGCGACCCACGCATACTGTCGCAACGTCGATTCTTCCCAGTCCGTCGCTTCGAGCGCCTGAGAGAACCGCTCACCATAGGCACCTTCGCCGTAGTTGAGCCAGTCGCCCCACCACCACTGATACCCGGTGTGAACGCGACGTAGATACTGACCAAGCTGGTCAAACTCCTCAAACGTCGGATTGCCTTCGATTGCCAGACCCGTGCTGGTCAGCTTGAAGCCACCGACTACCATCTCGCCTTTATTTTCCTCGTAGCGTACCAAATCCATTTTGTCCCTTTCTCTTTAGACGATTAGACGATTATTGCCTTTTTCTAGAAAGTCTTCATATGAGAGAGAGTATAGAAAGTTTCCTAAAAAACGGCTAAATCGTCTAATCGTCTAAACCAAACAACGTATCGTTTTTTTCTGCCTGTGTTAGGAGCGATAGGCCGCGATATTTTCTGACTGGTGACTGCGGCACCACGTCGTATCCCCGCTTCTTCATGTTGACGCCCATGGCCTTACCGCTGATAACACTGCGCTGTGTCATGCCCTGATCCTTAGCCCAGACCTTGTATTCTGCATACAACGCCGAGAATAATACCACGGAATCTGGATCATTTTTCGTGGTCTGCTGAAGAAATTCTGTCAGCGGATCTTCTTCCATCTCGTAGTTCTTGGTGGCTTGCAGCACGATGGATGGCGCAATCAGTCCATCCTCCTGCCAGCGGATGCAGCCCCGCACCGCCCACGCGAGAATGCCCTCGGCTTCCTGACGCAACGTATCGCGCAGTTCTCTGTCATCAGCATCGCCGCTGAATGTTCGATTGAATGGGATGAGCCTGACCCGCCGCCAGAATCCAAAGGTGTCATCGCTGACAGTCGGATTGTGATTCACGCCCAGCCAAATCTTTGCAGTGGGCCTGAACGTGAATGGCTGCGCATACTTCCGTTCGCCACTCAGTGTCTCGCCGCCTGTCAGGGCTTTGATGACATGCTCATTCATCCGAGTATTCGCCTTCGTCTCAGCCGCGAAGACAATCCGTGCGCCCTGAAGATCAGCCAGCGAAAATCTGTCTGCATCGCCATCGGAACTGGCGAACAGTCGCATGGGTGCGCGGTGCGAATAGCTGGAGAACACATGCTCTAGTGTGTCGAGAAAGATGCTCTTGCCGTTCGCGCCCGTGCCGACAGCCATGAAGAAGCACTGCTCACGCATGTCGGCTGTGAGGCTATAGCCCACGGCCTTCGTGACATATTCGATGAGTGCCGTATTTGATTCAAACACTTCATCAAGGAACTGCATCCAGCGTGGGCACTGTGAACCCTCGTCAAACTCAGCACTGACCTGCTTGGTGATGTGGTCGAGCGGTTCACCATCGCGCAGAATCCCTGCGCGTAAATCCATGACGCCATTCTTGCAGCCGAGCATCCAGTGGTCGGTGTCCCACTCAGCGCCAGTCGTAGCAATCGGCAACAGCGACTTCGCAATCGACATGAAGTTCGACATCGCGCCACTGCGTTCTAACTTCAGCGTGAAATCCACCAGCGAAGATCGCTTCGGGTGACTCGCTGGCAATGCAACCGCCTCTTGTTGCCACTGCCGCACATGCTGCTGCGCGAGACGCTCTGACTCCGCGAAAGCGTCAGGCTCCCACCAGTGGTCATGCCACACCAGCCAATGTCCACGCTGGTGATCGAAGCGTAGATATTCTTGATAGCGATCTCGGAATGATTCAGCGGCTCCCAGATCGGTCAGGTTGTAACGAGCCGGATCGTTAGGGTCAGCCTCGACAGGCTCAGATGCGCTGGGAGTTATGGCCGTGACTGCGGCTGGAGCTTGATGCGCGAGAGCAGCTAATCCTGCCGCTGTGCCGCCCTGAGAGAGCCAATCGCTCACATCCTTGTGCTTCCCTGTGTCGGGCAACACGGTCACGCTACAGGCGATCCCTGCGGCTTTCATGCGCTTCAATACTTCCTGCGCGTGATTGATGCCGGGGCCATCGTTGTCGGGTAGAACGATGACTTGCGTGGTGCCAATCTCAGTCAGGCACTTCGTTTCTTTCAGCGCCCACTTGCCAGCACCGCCCAGATTGCATGTCGCGGGGATGCCTATCGCCCAGAGCGCGTCCGCATCCTTCTCTCCCTCGACGATGTAGATGGTGTCATGGCCGACCAGTTCAGGCCATCGATAGGGAACTCTGCGTCCGCTGGTTTTCCAGATCCATCCACCTGCGCCATCAGGTCTGCGCTGCCGGAAATCTTTAGGATTGAATCGAATGCATTGATGCAGCAGCGTCCCATCGAGATCGCGATAGTCGTACTGGGCAACGATGGCATTCTTCGCGGGTTCTTTCGGAGGGAACAGATCGCCCAACTTCAGTCCCAGCGCTGACATGATTGAGGCTGGTTCGCATCCCGCGTGGCAATGCAACACGATGCGCCCCTGCTGCCCTGCCCCGACTGCAAGGCTTGCCGTGCCGTCTTCATGCGCAGGGCACCGCACCATCCATCCTGTGCCAAGAGGTTTTGGCGCGTGAAAGCGCCAGAGGAATTCTTGAATCGTCATTGTAGCTGCTCCAGTCAGCGAGAAGTGGACGGCTGATCGATGCTGGAAGATCGACCACTTGTGACGCCCTCTCCGTCGAGAGGGAACCGCCCGGCCAATTATAGGTCACTTCGCAACGAGCGTGATATTTTTTTCTAGCGTCACACCCGGAATGCTCAAGTCATTTCTGAGCG